GGCGGTGGTGGGGGCTATCCCGGTGGTGGCGGTAATAGTAGCTCGGGTGGAGGCGGTGGTGGTGGCCCCGGACCCGGTGGACCGGGCGGTGGTCGAGGTGCTGCTGGAAGTAATGGTAGCCCCATCGGTGGTGCAAACCCACGCTCTGGTGGTCCCGGAGGCGGCGCTGGCTACTACATCATTGGTAATCCGTTTGTGACATGGGCGGCAACAGGAACGAGACAAGGGCCAGCGGGGTGATATGGATAAAGTAAGAATGCGAATTGTTGGATATGACGACATCAGCCACTCGCTGGTAGTTTGCTTTGCATCAGACACAACCAAAAGCCAAGACCCGATGGACTACCCCACTTACGCGTTTCAGCCGCTAACCATGTGGCCTGACGTGACAGATCCTAATGAGATCAAAAAGCGTATTGCTATGGCGGGGATGCACCACGCTCAGATGCAGGAAGCCAAGGAAAACTTTATTGCTGACCAACAGCGCGTCAACGCATTCAAAGGAATGGTAGGGCAAGTGCATGAGTTCACAGTCAACGAATTAACTGTTGTGGCGCACGAGACGCCATTTCAGGTGGTGTGATGAGACGCAAACCCTACGCTGCATTTGGTCGCGTCCTGTACGCAAACTACTACGACAAGGGCGATGTGGTTGAGGTTCAGACTAACGCTTCTAGCCGGATCGTATTGTTCTTCAGTGAGGGTAACTTCACGGCGCGAGATAAATACACAGGCGAAGTGCAGCTACAGTGCAACACGGGTTGGTTCTCTTACGGCGACCATCAAGACCGGCTTATGCTGTGCACTGCCAATGAGCCTACAGTGTGCTGGTGTTATGACCCGGAGATCAACCAAGGGTATGTACCGCCCATTAGCGTGTTTGAAATGAAGCAGGGTCAGGAGATGTTCTTGGATTCAAACACAACACTGTTCCTGTGCAAGGGCACCATGCTGGTTAACGAGCGCCAGTACATGGGTCCGTATCAGTTGGCGGTGCGTACTAACGGCAACAAAGCTGTGGCAATAACCGATGTCAACGGACTACTGTTTAGATGAAACATGCGACGAAGCTGCCGATCAAAATTGATCTGACCCCGTTCAGGGAAGAGCTTCTTGCGCCCCATCAAAAGTATTACCGTGTTCAGAAGTACGCCCGCAACTTAGACGGCACATCCATTCCTTACACTGAGACGCTAAGGGTTTTGAATGAAGCAGAATTTGTGGCGCAGCTACCAGAAGCGTTGGTTGCTATCGAGTGGCCCAGCGTGTTCTTGCTTGAACTCCCTGCCTTGGATGCGCAAGACCCCGTGCTACCTGCACACGTAGACATCAACAAGACCTGCGGCATCAACGTCTATCTGGATACGCATGGTGAAGTAACCAAGTTTTATCGTTGGGGGCGAGATAGCCGACAGTCTGAGTATGTGGAAGAGTTCTGCGCAGACACTGGGGATGTGTGGCTGATGGATACATCGGTGCCGCACTCAGTGGATATGAAGCCAAATAAGACGCGCAGGATGCTGACGTTTTCCTTTACCAAGGCCAAGTATGCGGAGGTGCTTTCGTGCTTCGCAACCAGATAATCCGGGACATAAAGGCGGACAACGGCAGAAGACTTACGGTGTACGACAACGTATTGGATTTTGAGTTTCGTAATCGAGTGTACAACTTTGCGCAGAGTTCACTGTTTCAGATAGGTTGGGCAGATGGATGCATCGTAGAGAATAAGCAGCACAGGTTTTTGCACTCGGTGTATTCGGACGAAGACTTGGCTCGGTTGGGAATATTGGAGAAGTTGGCAGAAACGCCGGTAGCGCAAGAAGTGGTAGGGTACACGCGGACTAAATGCATACTGAACCTGTCCACCCCAGCGGATGCCAACTTTGTGCATTCGCATCCAGAAGAAAAGATTTTGCTGTACTACGTCAATCTGGAATGGAAGGACGGATGGCATGGCGAGACGCTGTTCTTTGATGAGTCGTGCAAGGACGTTGTGTACACAAGCCCGTATACACCGGGACGCATTATTGCGTTTGATGGGAGAACGCCACACACCATTAGGCCACAGTCGTTCTTGTCGCCGTTTTACAGATTTACCTTGACGTTGCTTTACACAAAATGTTGATCGTGCTGGATGACGTTTTAAGCGAGCCGCACCGACAGGCGGTAGTGGGTTTTTTCTCCCAAAGCGACGAGGCGCGGGCGATGAAGTGGGAGCCGGGTGGGGTAGACAAGTTACATGGTAATAACGCACCGATGGCGCTTTTGTTGAAACGGGCGGCTGATTATTTTGATTTGTCCTTGATGGTTGGCAGTGAATACTGGGCGCATTACGGAACCCGACCAGACTGGCATATCGATAAAGACGAGAAGCTGTACCAGATGTCTGGCAATACGGAGTGCCCGATTTGCAGCATCGTGTATTACGCCGACGTAGATGTGGTGGGCGGTAACTTTGTAACGGAGACAGTATCTGTGCAGCCAGTAACAAACAGGATGATTGTGTTTTCCCCCGGCTTGATGCATGGGGTAGAGAAATACACAGGCACTCGGCTGTCGGTGGCTGTTAATCCTTGGGCACGTAAACCTTTGGGGTACGTATGATTATTGCAATACCACCACGCATAGCTTATGGACAGGATGAGATTGCCTTCTGGGATGGGTTCCTGACAGAAGAGGAGATTAACTTTCTTCTAGCCCAGCCTGAGTGGGTGCAGCGCGAGGCAGGTTGTGTTGGCGGTGTTGGCGGTGCAGTAGTTGACCCAAGCATACGGGAGACAAGTGTTGGTTGGATAGGCCCGAAACCTGAGATGGAAGCTCTATGGGGCAAGCTCTCCCGAGTAGTGGCAGAAGTCAACCGACGCTACTTCCATTTTGATCTGACCGGGTTCCATGAGCCTATGCAACTGGGGGTTTACACCGGGGATACAGGTGGGCATTATGGCTGGCATACGGATGCGTCTTCGCAGGATTCTGGGGTGCCGCGCAAGCTATCGATGGCGCTTCTACTGTCAGATCCGTCCGAGTTTGAGGGTGGTGAGTTTCAAGTAAAGACAACGAGTGACGAGGCCAAGACATTGGAGTCAAAGCGTGGCAGAGCGTGGTTCTTTCCGTCCTACACACTGCATCGGGTGACCCCTGTGACCAAAGGCGTTCGTCGTTCATTAGTGTTATGGGTCGGCGGCCCACCGTTTAAATAGGTTTGCTATGCCACTACAGAAATTACAATTTCGCCCCGGCGTAAACCGCGAAGGCACAACGCTTGCCAACGAGGGCGGCTGGTATGACTGCGACAAGATTCGGTTCCGCTCTGGCTATCCTGAGAAGATCGGCGGCTGGGCTGCGCTGTCGTACAACACCTTCCTTGGTGTGTGCCGCTCCATGTGGAATTGGGTAACACTTAAAAGCTATAACCTGCTGGGTGTTGGTACGAACCTGAAGTTCTATGTTGAAGACGGCGGTGACTATTACGACATCACCCCCCTGCGGGAGATAAACGGCAACACGCCCTCTGCTGGGCCGCCCGTAGTTAACGCTTCTACGATTAGCCTTACAGCCAGCGGTACAACAATGACGGTATCTGACAGTTCCGCAGATAGTTTGCAGGCTAATGATTTTGTGACCATCGCAGGTGCCGGTACGATTGGCGGCGTGAACGTTAATGGTGAGTATCAGATTGTTGAAGTTCTCACAGGCACCACTTATACAGTGACGTTGGCTACGGCAACGACAGGATCTAACTCTGCGGCGACAATTACGATTGCCTACCAGATCAATACAGGTTTTCCTATTTACACCATCGGTACAGGCTGGGGCACGGGACCTTGGTCTCGCGGTACTTGGGGGTCAGGCTTTACAACCGGCTTTGGTTTGCAGTTGCGCCTTTGGAGTCAGTCTAACTTTGGTGAAGACTTGCTGTTCTCACCACGCGGTGGCGCACTATATCTGTGGCAACCGGGCAGCGGTGCTACTCCTGCGTTTGGAACACGAGGTACTTTGGTTTCTGGTCTGGATGTCCCGTCTCAGATTAACCAGATCATGGTGTCAGATACATCACGAATTGTGATTGCGTTTGGTTGTAATGACTACGGCGCTTACGGCACAACTACTCAAGACCCGCTGCTTATTCGTTGGTCTGAACAAGAGAGCTACACAAACTGGACCCCAGCGGCGACAAACCAAGCGGGCAGCTACCGCCTCTCACACGGCTCAGAAATTGTGGGCGCGATGCAGACTCGTCAAGAAATCGTTGTGTGGACGGACGCTGCTATTTACTCGATGCAGTATCTTGGACCGCCGTTTGTTTATGGCTTCACACTTCTCGCCGACAACATCTCCATCGTCTCCCCCAACGCTATGGCAACTGCTGCTGGTGTGGTGTACTGGATGGGTGTTGATAAGTTCTACATCTACTCTGGTCGCGTGGAGACGCTCCCATGCTCGGTGCGTCAGTTCATCTTCAACGACATTAACCGTGACCAAGAAGCGCAGTTTAACGCTGGCACCAACGAGGGCTACTCAGAAGTCTGGTGGAATTATTGTTCCAAGAACTCGACTGTCGTAGACCGCTACGTCATCTTTAATTATCTGGATCGGGTGTGGTACTACGGCACCCTAGACCGTACGGCTTGGCTGGACTCGCCGCTGCGTCAGTTTCCTATGGGGGCAACGGCTGGCAATATCATTGTGTACCACGAAGCGGCGGTGGACGATGGTAGTACGAACCCACCAAGCGCAATCAACGCGTACATACAGTCGTCAGACTTTGATATTGGTGACGGGCACAACTACGGATTTGTCTGGCGTATCTTGCCGGATATTACGTTTGATGGTTCTGACACCACAGGCGCGACAAGCGATAAACCATTTGTTGCTTTCACCGTACGTCCACGTCAAAACCCGGGTTCATCTTATGGTGTGGCGGCATCACCAAACGTTACCTCGGCGCAAAGCTATGCCGGGCAGACCACCTACAACGTGCAGCAGTTTACAGAGATTGTGTATAGCCGAGTGCGTGGCAGACAGATGGCGTTCAAAGTAGCGTCTAATAGTATTGGCACACAGTGGCAGTTGGGCGTACCCCGTATCGATGTTCGTCCGGACGGTAGGAACTAATGACCGCATTTACTCAAGTTGTTACCACAGAGACGACCTCGCTTACGACGGTTAAGTCTCCCGCGCTGCCGTTTGCGCCAGTGCAGTACGACCGTGGGTACCACGATACGCTAAACAACATTCTGCGCCAGTACTTCAACACAATAGATGCGCTGATAAGTCAGTTGCGCGTGGGCAATCTAAACACGCTGGCGCTACCGCAGGGCGCGTTTTTCCAAGATGGTGTCACAACACTTTCTGCCGGTATAAACAACGCAGTCACCACTATCCCTGTCGTATCCACAACGGGGTTTCAAAACGCGGGTGTAATACTTATTGGGTCTGAACTTATATCGTACACCGGCAAGACAGCTACTTCGTTTACCGGCTGCACTCGTGGGCAGTATGGCTCAAGCAATGCCGCGCATTTGGCGGGTGTTTACGTAGGTGAGGCGCAAGCGGCATCAGGTTCAATTGCGCTTGTTATGACTGAGACATCCAGTAGCAATGGTGTAGCACTTGATCCAGCAGACAAGTCCAAAATTGTGTTTGATACGGCTGGGTATTACAACATTCAGTTTAGTGTCCAGCTACTGTCGTTTGATAATGCAGTGGACAACGTGACGCTGTGGTTCAAAAAGAACGGTACCAACATCGACTACAGTGCAGGTATTGGCACCATTCCAGCAAGGATCAGTGCGACCAAACCAGCTACGGCAATTATCTCGTGGAACATTATTATCCCAGTCAATGCCAACGACTACATCCAGCTTTATTTCGCATCGGATAGCGGCAACACTTTGGCGGTGACTTACCCGCCGGGAACTAGCCCAGCACACCCGACTTCACCGTCGGTTATCTTAACGGCAACCTTTACTTCGGCGCTGTAAGCCTATGCTTTGCGTACGTACGATGATAAACTTTGACAAATTTTTCAGGATGAGGTAGCGATGAGCCTCCACACACTAGCCAACCACCTTCAGTCTGCTGGTCGCGGCGAGGACAAAGTACTTGTCCACATGACTCCCGGCGAAGTTAATGGGCTGCAATCCCTTGCAATGGCCCACGGCGGCTCCCTCACGATCAACCCAGAGACCGGTCTGCCTGAAGCTGGGATCTTAAAGAGTTTGCTGCCGATGATTGCTGGTTTTGCCCTTGGGCCAGCAGGGCTAGGTATGACCGCGATGCAAGCTGGTTTAACCACAGCCGCGATAGGCGCTGCTTCCACAGGCAGTCTAACAAAAGGTTTGATGGCGGGTCTCGGCGCGTACAGTGGAGCGGGATTGGGTGCTGGTTTGCAATCTATGGCTGCTCCAGCTACCGCACCTGCCGTGCCCGGGCTGTCTCCAACAGTAGCAGCCAACCCAAGTGCGTTGGCGGGAACCAGCCCACTGGCAAAAGTGGGCGCGGAAGACATACTTACTTCGACGGATGATTTAATGGGGATTAAACCCGGATTTTACGATCCGCGTACGTCTTCTGTGTTTGTTAAAAACGCTCCAGTTGTAGCGGCTCCGCCCGCCGACGCTGCAAAATTCTTGACTACAGACGCAACAAACAAATCAGTTTTGGGCAAGCTGGGCTATACAGGTCCGGGGTCTTTGCCAACCGCAGGGACTACTCCCGTTGTAACCACAACTCCGCCTGCGGCAATAGAAACCGTGGTGCCAGAACCAGTGGCAATAAAGCCGCCAAGAGCAGATACATATTTTGATGCAAGATATGACGCATATAGCCCTGTTAAAGACTCTGGTTTTGGGATCAGAGGTGGTGCCGCGCAAAAAGTTCCAAGCTCCATTACATCGGATGTGTACGGCGGCGCTCCTAAATTAGAAACTTCTGCTGCACGAAACGGAGTTCGTACCATAGAAGTAGATGATTTTGTACCAAAAGAAGTTAACGTGATGCCCAACGCTTCGGCATCTAAAGGCCCAATTGATTTGACATACGACGGTATCCCATACAAATATGGAGACGGCAGGCAGTCAATTTCTTTTGCTGAAAACCACACATTACTGAAAGACCCGACGCGAGGTCCGGTTGATTTAACATACGATGGTATTCCCTACAAATATGGGGATGGTAGGCAGTCAATTGCTTTTGGCGAGAACCATACTCTGCTGAGAGATCCGCTTGTACCCATAGAATCGAGAACAAGCCCGGTACCAATAGAAACGCGTGTTGCTCCTAAAGAAGTATCACTTGCAAGGCCAAGACAGGAGTTGTTCCCCGGTGGGGAGTCAATAGCGTCCCCTCGGTCACTTTCCGGTCCGTTTAGAGGGCGCATGGCTGAACTAGGCCGTGGTGCAGAAGCATCATTCTCCAGCCTTGAAGGGTTAAAGGGATTGTACGCAGCATCTGAAGCTGCTGCTCCTTATGGCATGTACGCTGGTCTTGGTAGTACCGCATACACCATGTACGATGAGAAGCGGCAACAAATGGAAGATGAGGCTCGGGCAAGAGCAGAGGCCGACAGGGGGCTGATCCGTCCGTATACGTTTGATTACGGCGGAGAAAGTGTGTCTGCCCAACCATATTACGGCAGTGCAGAGCGCACCTATTTCCGACCAACTTATACGGAGCGTCCTTCTTATAAAGCGCCGGGGCCTGAGTATGCTGCCAAGGGTGGTTTGATGGGCTTGGCTGTTGGTGGTCCTGTTGAACAGATGGCCGCGATGAATGCGGTGGGAGCAAACACAGGCTACCCGATGGCAAGTATTAACACGCCTGTTTACAGCAACCCCATGATGCAGCGTCCTGAAGCCACAAATGTAGTCGCCCCGTCAGCAGATGCAGGAGTTGGTACTTATTCTGGCGAAATGCGTTTTGCAAGAGGTGGGGATACCGCAGAACCAGAAAGCTCTGGGTACACGTACTCTTATGATCCAAAAACAAGCCAGTTTACGCAGACGGGTGGTCCGGGAGCAATGCCATCGGACAAGGATTTAGCTAACGGTCTTGCAGCGCAAGACATGCATCGCCGTTTTGTTGAATCACAAGTTACTGGTAAGCCATACAACTCTACGCCAAGCTGGTTACAAAATACCGCAACACCCAACGGACCAGTAAGCGGTGGCGTAGCTACCCCCATGATGCAACCCGCAGCCCCGGCTCAATCGTTTATTCCAAACATCAATGTCCCTGCGTATCAGACACCAGAGCAGCAGCTTGGTCTGGGTGGGTTCTATGACTACATGAATCGTCAGATGGGCGGTTACAAAGGATACGCAATGGGCGGTGGTGTTTCACATCTTGGTGACTATTCTGATGGTGGGCGACTATTGAAAGGACCCGGCGATGGAGTTTCGGATTCTATCCCTGCTTCTATTGGTAACAGGCAACCTGCTCGTCTTGCTGATGGTGAGTTTGTGGTACCCGCACGTATTGTGTCCGAAATCGGAAACGGTTCAACCGAAGCCGGTGCCCGCAAGCTATACGCGATGATGGACCGTGTGCAGAAAGCCAGACGCAAAACGGTAGGAAAAGATCAAGTAGCGCGTAACACGAAAGCAGAAAAACTTTTACCCGCATGAGTTACACATTTCATCTTGGTAAACATCGGGAATCGTTTGAAGAGCTAGAACCGTTGTACCGCCAGCATTACGATGAAATGGTTGAGAGGCTTGCTAAGGATGGCATACCTTACTCACCATATAACCCGAGGTGGAATGAGTACTGGCGTGCAAGTGATGGTGGTTGGTTGCTAACGTTTATCTTGAGGCACGAAGGGAAAGCTGTCGGCTGCAGTAATGTTTATCTTACAAACGACATGCACAACGGTGACTTAATTGCACAAGAAGACACCATTTATGTTTTGCCAGAACACCGTAATGGAATAGGTAAGAAGTTTGTGCGGGTGATACTGGATGAATTAAAAGAGCGCGGCGTGAAGAGAGTATCCGTTGCTGCGTTAACAGATTTGAGGGTTGCCAAGCTCTGGAAAAGGATGGGCTTTAAAGAGGCAGCGGTTCAAATGATATATACATTTTGAGGTAATACTATGTGCTCATCATCACAACCTTCAGCACCTGAAAAACAAACAGTTACCCAAACTTCGATACCGGATTATGCCAAGCCGTATGTCGAAAAGATGTTGGGCAAAACAGAGGCGCTGGGCAACGCTCCTTACCAAGCATATCAAGGCGAACGGATTGCCGGGTTTACCCCCATGCAGCAACAGTCGCAGCAGGCAGCGGCAAACTTGGGGCCAGCCCAACAGTTGGGTGTTGGCACACAGATGGCAGGTCTTGCCGGTCTGGGCGCGATGGGTGCAGGTCAGCAGTACGCACAACAAGCCACCAACCCTTACTCCATGCAAGCGTACATGTCGCCTTACGTAGAAAACGCACTTGCTCCCCAGATGCGAGAAGCGACAAGACAGTCCGCTATGCTAGGTCAGCAGAACCAAGCACAGGCTGTACAACAGGGTGCGTTTGGTGGCTCACGTTCAGCCATTGTAGAAGCGGAGCGTCAGCGCAATCTGCAAAACCAGCTTGGCGATATCTACGGCAGAGGTATGCAGTCAGCCTTTGAGCAGGCCCGTCAGGCACAGCAATTTGGATCTACGTTGGGGCTGCAAGGTTATCAAACCGCAGGTCAAATGGCGGGTACGTTGGGTCAGTTGGGGCAGACACAGTTTGGTCAGCAGCAGCAAGCGCTTCAAACGCAGGCTCAGATGGGTGCGCAGCAGCAGGCACTGGAGCAACAACGTCTAGCCCAGCAGTATTCCGACTTTGCTTCTCAGCGCCAACATCCGTATCAACAGTTGGCATTTATGTCGGACATGCTGCGTGGTTTGCCACTTGCGCAATACTCACAGACAATGTATCAACAACCAATGTCACCGCTGGGAACAATAGCAGGCGCAGGGTTGACTTATATGGGTGGACAGAAGGCTGGCTATTTTGCAGATGGCGGCGTTACCGGGCTGGCTCTGTATAACATGAGCAAGGAATAATCATGATTCGTGATATCGGCGAAATTCAGGCGCTTGCCACAAAGTACAGCAAGCCACAGTTGGCGCGTATGGCTCAGATGGGTCTGATAGATCCTACAAAGGCCGTGATGGCTGGGATGATGATTGACCGCATCACTAAGTCAAACATGCAACCACCGCAAGCCACGGTTGCTGACGAAGCTTTGATGCCTGTGCAGATGATGAATCAGCCTAAGCCTGATATGCAAGCCATGCCAGCATCGCCGATGATGCGCCCACAAATGCCGCCCACACAAACGCCGTCCACACAGATGTCGCCTACGCAAATGCCAGTTGCCCCGGCTGGCCTCGGCGGACTGCCTGCTACGCCCCAGCCCAACGCTGGTGTGGCAGCACTGCCTTCAGGTATTACTGAGATGGCTGGTGGTGGCATCGTTGCATTTGATGATGGTGGTGAAGTACCGGGGTATGCTGGCGCTGAAGAAAGTGTAGTGCGTGCCAAGCCCGGCTATGGTCGAAGCTTTGAGTTCTTGCCGGTTTATGTTCCACCAAAAACTTCGCCGCCTCCTGCGCCGCCTCTTGCGTCAGATGCTGGTGAAGTGTTTTCTAATATAGGCACCGCGACATACAACCTTGGCAGGTCAGTGCTTGACCCAGTATCAGACTTTTTTGCACAGCCAACGTCGCGTGGTTCAGTTCTTCGCGTAGATCCTAATACTGGAAAACCTGTTTCGTTTGGTGAGTACATGCGCTTACAAGAGGCAGAGCGTAATGCTGCTGCTTTGCCGCAAGCCAATACAATACTTTCAAACGTAGCATCTAATCAGCCGCCGCTTGCCGATCAATCAACTCAATTTGTTGCAGCTACTGCGCCAGCAGCAGACAACCGTGCAGCAACAAGAGGTGGACGGTCTCGTAACACACGCACTAATACCAGACAGACTAATCGTGCGGTAGATACTACGCAGCAGGCATCACCAAACGCAAATCAAACGACGCCAACCACTTATTGGAACGACCCAACTACCGTTGCTAAGCAGGGGGATGTTAGTGCACAGGTAGAAAAAACTGTAACTGAGCCAACAGTAACAGAGCAGCCTTCTGGTATTGCAAGCATTGTGCCTAAGCGCCCTGATCCATTAACCATCGATCCAAATCTTGGTAAGTTTACAGTTACTCCTCTGCCAGTTCCAAAGGAAAAAGGAATTAAAGACTTTTTGCTGGAGCAGAGAGAGGCGGCGAAAGAGGCTGGCGTAAACAATGATATTTATAAAGATCTGATGAGAGATCTTGAGGGCAAGAAAGGCAAGCTTGGTGAGCGCAAGAAGGAAGCGTTTGGCAATGCAATCATGCAGACTGGTCTTGCGCTGCTTGGCGCTCGTCGCGGTCAAGAATTTGCGGTACTTGGTGAGGCAGGTCAGAAATCCTTGCAGAATCTGGTTCTTGCAAATGAGAAGATTCGTGAGACAGAAGACAAGATTGATGACGCTCGTCGTAGTCTGTTGCTGTCAGAAAACGATTACAAGCGCACTCTATCTGACAAAGCTCTTGAAAATGTGCAGAAGCACAGGGACAAGATTGAGAATCTGGAAAACAGAAATATTGAAAATCAAAATATTGCAAACCAAGAAATTGCAAAAATACAGGTTCAAAAATTTGGCAAGCAGGTTGATCTCCGTGGTCAAGATATACAGGGATACGGCTATGATCTTTCTGCTCAAACACAACTTGGCGTGGAAAAATCTCGTCGTACTGGCGCACTGGAAGTTGCAGAAAAACAAATGCAATCTCATCTAGAAGGAATTAGAGAGCAAAGCAGGTCTCATTTAGAGGGCATTAAACTACAGGGCAATAATCAGCTAGGTCTTGCTCATTTACAAGGTTATTACCAGCTTGCCGCAGAACGACTGCGAATTGCAGGTATGAACCGTCCCGGTGAGACTGAGCGAATGATGGCTGAGCATGACCGCATTTTAAAAACGCAGGGGCCAGAAGCGGCTGAAAACTATATTAGACTTAAGGAACGTATTTCTGGTGCAGGAAAGCCACAAAACACATTCTCATACGAAGAGGCGATGAAGATCGTTGCTGCTAAACCGTCAAATATAAATGCTAGTCCGCAGGAACTAGCAAGACAGGCAAGAGAGTTGATGGCTACAGCACAGACAACACAACCCCCTCCGTCTAATGCTCCAGCAGTTGGTACTATTCAAGAGTGGGATGGTAAAAAGTGGCGATTTAAGGGTGGTGCAAATACCAAAGACAACTGGGAACAAGTTAGATAACAGGAGTTAATATGGCTGCACCAGCACCATGGGAAATGGATTGGTCCAAGAAGAAGGATGAAGATCGTCCGCCTTGGGAGCGCAATTATGGCGCACCACCAGTTCCAACAAAGGCTCCTACCGCCCCCACTACGCTGCGTGACATAGGTGTGTCGGGTGCATCCGGATTTGTTGGTGCCACGAAAGCACTGACAGATGTGTTTGGTGCGGACAATGCTGCCAGCCAAGCTTTGGGCCAAGCTTCTACCAGCCTGCAAGAGATGTACACGCCTGAGCGTCGGCGCGAGATAGAGTACTACCAAGCAAAACAGCAAGAAGCTGCCAAGCGTGGCGACATTACTGGTGAGGTTGGTGCTGCGTTTGAGGGGATCAAAGCTGCGCCATTGCAGGGCACTGTGCAGGCGATTGGCTCACTGGTTCCTAACTTGGCTACGCTGCTCATCCCCGGTGCTGGTGAGGCTCGTGCGCTTCAGCTATCACGCGGCGCTATCAATACGGCTATCGGTATCATGCAAGGTACTGGTGCTGTCAAAGGTGCTATATACGAAGGCGTCAAGCAGGAGTTGATACAGAACGGTATGGACGAAGCTTCTGCTGCTCGTAAAGCGGAAGAAGCCCAACGGTATCTGGGGAAGAATGCTGACCAGATCTTGGCTGGTGCTGTAATTGGTTACGGCGCTGGTAGGCTTGGTGCAGAACAATTCCTCACCCCCGGCTCTCGTGCTGCCACGCGCAAGTTGGCAACGATTGGCACAGAGATGGGCACAGAGGCCATACAGGGCGGGCAAGAGCAACTGGCACAGAACATAGCCCTACAACGTCAGGGATTCAACGTTCCTACATTCCAAGGTGTGGCTGGTGCTGCAACACAGGAAGGTATTCTGGGTGCGCTGGGTGCTGGTCCAGTATCGCTTATCAGTGGTCGTCCGTCGCAGAAGGATGTGCCGGGGGCTCAGCCAGTAACTGATGCACAGGTGCCTTTACTACTTGAAGGTAAGGGTGCGTTCGTGCCGGTGGGTCTGCCGGATGGTTCTGTAGCTATGACTCGCCAAGATCTGGCTAAGTACGAAGAAGAAAAGTTTAAACAGAAGTATGCGCCGCAAGATATCGAGGGAAGAACTACAGTAGCTGCGCCGCCAGCCACACGCGCTATGCCAACTGAGTCTGGCCTAAGCTACGGCACGGCTACACAAGAGATAGAGTTGCTCAAGCGTCAACCACGCACGCCTGAGACAGACGCTCGCATCAAAGAACTCCAGCAGTACAAGATGGAGACTTTGACGGATCAAATTAACGCATCAAAGCTTCCAGTCAGTCCTGAGTTAAAAGCGCTTCGTGAACAAATGGAACGTGGTGATATGACCTATGAGGGTCAGCAGCGCGTTATAGACCAGATGCTTGCGGAGTTCTACTCGAGTCGCAAGGGATTTAAGGGCATAGAAAAAGAAGGCGTACCAAAAACTGAGGAAGAGCAAGAGCTTGCCGACCTTAATGGATATGCCAGAGATTTATCAAAGGAATACAAATCTGTTACTGCAAAGAAGCTCAACACCGAACTTAAGCGGGCGCTGGCTGGCAAGCTGTTCCCCGAAGAGGTAGTCAGCGAGATTGGCGTTGAAAGAGAATATAAGTACTTGGCTGCACCCAAGGGTGTAAGGGGCAAGTTAATTGCCGACTTGGTACACGACGGTATTCTGGATGAGTTTCTGCCTCCCAACATGCGTGCAGAGTCAGCTGGATTTGATGGGCAAGAGTCAGAGGAGTACATCAAAGATCTGCTGAGGACAGAGCAATTCCGTCCATATGACGCACAAGTCCAAGCTCGGATACTGGGCGACAAATTGGGTGAGATTGATGCTCGCATTAAAGAGCTAACAGAATTACCTAAGCGCATGGCTGGCTTGTCACCAGAAGAGGTGCAAGCAGAGACAGATCGCCTTGCCCGTGAAGCTGGCTATCTGGGGCAGCCACGCGGTGAAGAAGTATTGCAGCCTATAGAAGAGCCTGCCGCACAGCCGGTGGAGGATGAGTACTACCCGGACATGGGTCAGGCAGGTCTTGAGGCTGAGACTACGCCTGCGGTGGAAGAGTTTAAGGCTGCGGATCAAGCGTTCCAGCTTTCGCTCCAGCAGTACGAGGCGTTGACCCAGCAACTCAACAGTGTCCCACAAGGTGTACCCGGGAGAGAGGCTCTGGAGCAGCAGGTGGTGGAGGCTGAGCAGGTTGCTGTAGATAACCAGCAGAACCGTCAGGCTGCGTTTAATGCACTTAATGCTCGCGAGATCCAGCAGCTTCAGATGCCTGCGATGGGTGCTGCAACTCAGGAACAGGCTGCCCCAACTTTTGGTGTCCCTGCTGCGCAACAGGCTGCTCCCGGTGCTCCTCAACAACTGGGTGTACCACAGCGTGGTACCGCACTATCTGCGGCAGAGACTGACATCATAGAAGGCCAAGCGCGGGAAGTACGTGAGCCCGGCGCACCTGCTGGTATTGATGGACGTAAGCCCGGCACTGCTGTGTCCGCCAGAGAGACCGACATCATCGAAGGTCAGGCACGCGTCATCGATGAGGAGACTATTGCTCCTGTTGTGGCGCAACTTTCAGCACCAGAACAGCAGACACTGGCAGAGCATTATGGTGAGGAGGTAAACAGTCCCGGGTTCCTAGCCAAGGTACGTGAAGATATTGTTAACTTCACTACCAAGGGTGCCCAGTCTGTTGCCGCGGCTATCCGTAATATCATCCGCAAGTTGCAGGCAGCGATACTGTCTGCTGCTGTCATCCTAAATCCCAACTACATCGGCCCCGGCTATCAGGTAGCTATCCCGCAGAACGTCACCACGGTTGAGCAGGTGCTGGCAAAGGTGCCAGAATCTGTGCGGGCAAGGATGTCCCCCGGTGCGCAGCAAGCGTATGCCAACATCATGCCTGCAATTCAGGCGGAGCTTCAGAAGAGCAACAAGCTATTTGTCCTGACCGACAAGCCCAACGCTCGGGTGTTTGTATTTGACTCCAACGGACAGCCCATCCTTGATAAGAAGGTGCTGCTGGGCTTGCAGACTGGGGACTACTACAAGGGTGATACAGAAATCAAAGCCAATCGGTTTACGCCTGCTGGCCTGTTCACCATGGGGTTGCGTGATGCAAAGCGTGGCATTACTGAGACGGGCGGGAACGAAACCAAAACCGCTGGAGATTATGACTTCGGTAAGGTGTTTGTGCTGGAGAAGGCAGCGCCTGATGGATCGTATTCCATCACCCTGTTCCATTCTGTCTACACCAAAATGTCGGACGCACAAGCCCGGCAGAGAGCGCTGGCTAAGGACAGCGCAGAGGACTCACGCTATTCGTTCGGCTGCATCAACGTAGACAAAGAAACGTACAAGTTCCTGCTGGATAACTATGAGCAGCAGATGGATGGCGCAAAGTTGTTTATCGTGCCTGACAATCCAGACGCAACCATGGACTTTGTCCGTGGTAAAGCTGTGACTGCCGGTGACCTTCGCCGCCAAGCTGCTCCAGAGGTAACAAAAGAAGTTACCAAGACTGTACCCGGCACACCGTCTACTACGACTCCACGTACGGAGATGGCTGCCCGCAAGGAAGAGGATCAGGAAACAAGGGAGCGCGGCAAGTACATGCAGGCTAAGCCCGGTGAGAAGGGCATGTCCAAGGCTGCTGTGGACAAGGCTGTGGATGGCATCAAATCTACGTGGAAGAACGCGCCTGACATCGAGGTAGTCCAGTCTTTAAGCGGGCTACCGCAAGAGCTACAGGATCAGGCTAAAGAAGACAAGGTCAACCCACGCGGGGTCTACGATCCAAATACGAAGAAGGTGTGGCTGGTTGCGGACAATATTCCTAATGACGCACAGGCTGCTATCACCCTAGCACACGAAGCACTGGGTCACTTCGGCCTGCGTGTGGTGCTGGGTGCCAACTTCAAGCCGATGATGAACCAGATCTATGAGGGCAACAAGAATGTGCGTGACCGCGCAGATGCCTACATGGAAGAAGGTGTTGACAGAGAGACGGCTGTCGAGGAAGTGCTGTCTGAGATGGCGCAGGAGGTGTATGACACCCGCGTACCAGAGAGCAAGCTGAAGCCTACTCGCACCGCTTTACAAAAGGTAATGAATGCAGTCCGTCAGTTCTTGGCTCGTCTTGGTGTGCCCATTAAGACCATTGATGATGCTGCTGTGCTGGCCCTTATTGCCAACGCCCGTCGTTCTGTGGTTCGCGGCGAAGGTGTTGCTGGTGAGATGGCTGGTGGCAAACCTTTGTACAGCGCCAAGGAACGTATCGAGCGTGTAGCTCAGCGTATGAGCAGCAAGCGCCCTGAGATGGAGCGTGATGCGTTTAGCGACGTTGATGAGGGATTAGTTAACCGCCTGAAGGATGTCTTCTTCCCTGAGAACAAGACCATTGTTGACCGTATCAATGGCATGCGGGATAACTTCTGGAAGAAGCTTGCTCAAGGTGTGGCTGACCAGTACCGCTCCATCAAGGACTATACGGAAGAAGGCTACATGCTAGCCCGTATGTCCAAGACTATTGACGGTGCTCTCGAAGGTCTGCTGTTTAACGGACAGGTAGCACTGACTGACGGCGCACTAGACATCAAGCAGAACACCAAGGGACTTGTACAAGTCATGGAGCCTGTGGGTAAAGAGGTTGACCGCTTCCAGATTTGGATGGCGCTCAATCGTGATGCCCAGCTTGTACGTCAGGGAAAGATCCCGTCTGTCGATCCCAAGCTTGTAGAGCGTGCCGGTGAGTTGGCTAACGGCAAGATTGGTGGCAAATCTCGACTGGAAGTTTATGAGCAGGTTCGTAAAGATCTGAACGCGCTCAATCGTTCGGTGCTGGATATCGCAAGAAAGCAGGGGCTGATTGATGAAGAAGCCTACCAAGTGTTTGCCAACGACATCAACTACATCCCGTTCTACAAGGCTATGGAGGATGGTGATATACAAGGTGCTGCCACCGCTTCCGGTCTGGCGCGTCAGGAGTTTTCGAAACAACTGAAGGGTGGAGAGAAGCCATTCGCTGACCTGATGGAAAATACCCTGCGCAACTGGAGCCACATCCTGTCTGCGTCCATGAAGAACAAAGCGGCGAACGTCACGCTTGATGCTGCTATGGATATGGGTGCTGCCTACCCGAACTTGAAGGTTGGCTTCGAGTGGCGTGATGGCAAGGTCTACTCCGCCAAGTCGGGCGAGATGGTAGGCGACGGCAAGCTGAAGGCTGAATACACCACGCAGAAGGCTGGCATGGTTAAGACCATGATCAACGGTAAGCCTGCGTACTTCGAGGTGGTAGACCCGCTGCTGCTGGATTCTATTAGCTCTATCGGCTACATGGGTCCGAAGTCTAAGTTCCTTGATGTGGCTAAAGACTTCAAGAACCTGCTCCAGTTTGGTGTCACCCTGTCTCCAGCGTTCAAGGTACGCAACCTGTTCCGTGATTCCATCTCAGCTATGGCGGTGTCTGACCTCAAGCTCAGCCCGGTATCCAACGTGATCCGTGGATGGAATGCATCACGGGGAGATAATCCTGCACACATCTCAGCACTGGCTGGTGGTGCGATCTTTAACTTTGGTTCCTACTATGAGGGTGACCAGAGCCGTTTGATCAAGCGTCTGCTGAAGCAGGGCGTGAACCCAGACTCGATTCTGGATACAGATGAGAAGATCAAGAAGGGTCTTACTGCTGCGTGGCGCAAGTATCAGGAGTGGGGCAACAAGTCTGAATCTGCTAACCGTATGGCGCTGTATCAGCAGATGCGTGACCGCGGCATGTCCCACCTCGAGGCATCGTTCTACGCACGGGATCTACTGGACTTCTCCATGCAAGGATCGTGGCCTGCCTTCCGTCTGGTAGCACAGGTAGTGCCGTTCCTGAATGCCCGCGTGCAGGGTCTGTACAAGCTAGGCCGGGATGGCGTGATACCTACCAGCCGGGTGATCTACAACACGGTGACAGGCAAGCCCGTAGAGTTGACTGACAAGCAAAAGGCTCAGCAGTTCGGTACGGTGACAAGCGCAGTAGTGCTGGCATCGATGGCCTTGTACTTGATGTTCAAAGATGACGATGAGTTCCAGAAGCGTGAGGCATGGGACCGGGATAATTTCTGGTGGTTCAAGCTGCCCGGCATGGATGAGGCTCTGCGTGTACCTAAGCCATTCGAGATTGGCGCATTTGGTACCATGTCGGAGCGGGTGCTCGAGCAGATCGTTGATCAGGGCGCAGAGGGCAAGCAGTTTGAAGAAAGCTTCCGTCGCATGCTGGGAGATACGTTTGCTTTGAACCCAGTGCCACAGGTATTCAAGCCGCTGCTGGATCTGTACTCCAACAAGGATAGCTTTACCGGTGCGCCTATTGAGACGGCTGGCATGGAGCGTCTATCCAAGCAGGAGCGGGCATCTGATACCACCAGCCCGTTGGCAAAGGCACTGGGCGGCGTCTCCAATATCTTTGCATCTGTTGCTGGGGAGAAGACGGAACTGTCGCCTGCTCAAATTGACTATGCCATCAAGGCTTACCTTGGCTGGCTGGGTGGCACCATCACAGCGTCATCGCACTATGCGGTCATGCCGTTCTCTAAGAGCGCATACCCTGACCATAACTGGACAGAGACTATGTCGCTGGGCTTTGTGAAGTCACTGCCCGCCACGCAGAGCCGGTACGTCACGGAGTTCTACCAGAACAGTAAGCAGATCTCTCAGGCTTATGCAGACATGCGCCACTATGCAGAGCTTGGTCAAGCAGAGAAGGTGGATGAGATTCTTGCTGAGAAGGGTAATGAGATTGCGCTTGCAAAGTCTTACGACAAGGCTGCCAAGGATATGGCTAAGGTTCGTCAGGCCATCTCGTTTATTCGTAACGATGAGAACATGTCCGGGTCTGAGAAGAAAGAAGAGATTGACCGCCTGAAACTGCTGATCGATGAGATCGCCAAGCAGATGGAGACCGTGCGCAAAGAGCTAAAGTGACTTGTGGTGTAGCTCTATGGTCATCGCCATCAGATCCCACTCGGTGAGTTTGTATCGTGTATAAAACCCCCTGCTACCTAACCCATGGTATCCGGAAGGACCGACATGGTGCTCAGGGCACAGGGGGATTACCAGCCAGTCTGACGCCTTCTGCGCCCCGCCTGCTGCGTCCCGTGGGTGATGCAGAACGGCAGGGGTATATCCCTGATCAAGGTGGTGGCACATCACGCAACCTATACCAGCCACCTCATTCATATACTGCTTGATAGATTTACTCAATCAACCTCCTGCTCTTCTTTGTTGTGATAGTTATCCCAAATCTCTTGGGACACTTCGATAGTTATAAACTTATGTGAGCATACGCGGCATATACGGTTGCGGCGTACAAAGTCGAATGCTCCGCTCACATCCTGATACTTCCTGCTGTCTATTGTTTTTGTTCCGCCGTCACACTCAGGGCACCACATATCTATCCTCTCGGCGTTTATAGTTTATAAACCTTCTCAATCCACAGTCGTGATGAATTAGATCTCCCGGTTTTGGGGTTGTAGAGTGTACCGGTAATTGTGTCCGCGTACATGGCCTGATCATTAACCATGATCTTTGCCATCTTCCTAGTAACTGTGGTGCCGAATGCGTGTATGTCTACATCAAACTTTGGCAAGTCTTTCATCTTGATGATGTCGTGTTCGTTGACACAGCCTGATTCAGTTCTAATCCTCATAGCTTCCCTTTCATCAGTGCTCCAAAACGGGTGGGGCTACCGACAGTCATCAGCATATCTGCTGCTTCGGCTGCCTCCTCGTCAGTCATATTGTTTAGGTTGATGGTTCTACCGTCCTGTGTTTGCACGGCCTCAATCCCACCCATTAGTTCTTTGTTCTTCTCAAAGAAGTCTACGATGAACTGTCTTGATGTACGTATCTCACTCATATGTTTTCCTTTATTTAAGTAACTCGCTCAACGGTAATGGTGCCATTTTATTTCCATTGTGCAGATTGCCATTCAATGGCGGCGATAAAAAATGAATGTAAAGAGACTCCAACTTATCCAACATTTCTTTGTCGCACGGGATATAAACGTAGGAATCAAAAGTTTTGGTTTGTGCGTGGGTAAAAATACGACTAAAGACATTGGTTGATTGACCAACATACACAATCTTTTGTTCTAAAATAAGAAAGTAAACCCCACAAGCGGTGTGCATAGGTACAGCATGCTCAACAATCTCGTGCTCTCTCAGCAATACGCCAGAGGTTAGTTGTCTAACTGCCGCCCCAAACTTGACTTCTCTTTGCACCTCTTCCCTAAGACGCTTAAGCTCTTCCTCAAGATCTATAATTCCATGCCTTAACTTTTGAGCATGCTGTTCGTATAAAGCATCTTCAGCTTTGCGTTTGGCTATGTTTGCTTGGCGGGTGGCAACAGCTTTTGCGGCGATTGCTTTGCGCTCTTCTGGAGTTTTGTCTATCATTTCTCATCTACTTGTATCAAGTCCACATACTTCCCATCCGCGTGAACAAACCTAACGCCAATCAACTTGTTTTCCTTGTCGTAAGAACAGCAAAACATATTGCCAGCACTCCACGGTGCTTTGGGTTGTAGGCCAACGCTAGTCATATGCTCTGGTACAAAGTAGTGCATCACCGTTTTAACTCGTGGGTGCAGAATCTTCTGGTAATCGTATAGCTTGATGTCAGGCATGATTCTTAACTCCCTACTCGTTGGTCTTCTGGTAACGTTAGTTGATAATCATCCCATGCTTCTTCCAAAAGCATAGCTGCCTTCATTAGAATATGTACCAACGCTTCGTTTCGGCCTTCGTCCAATCCTTCTGCGTAGCCACGTAGCCTGTGCGCCATTGTGTAATACTGTAATTTCCTTGCATCTATCATGTGTTCTTCTCCTTCAACTTGGCTTCTGTCCACGCAATGAGCAGCTTCGGATCACACCACCCCTTGCGTTCTTCTTCCTCGTCTTCCATGACTTCAAGCTGCCTTACTTCCTCGTCCGTCAGCCCTACCCACGTATCGCCACGATCCCACGGCAGCGGGTGACCGGATAACTCATAAGCTTTGTGCCGCCAATTCTTGGCGCTCTCTTTGTATCGTTCGCAGTTTGGACAAGTCATGGTGCACGCCCCTCAATAAATTCCTTCACATGCCCTAGCGCATAGTCGTAGCCATCAGAAAACATAGCGTTACGTCCCTGCTCCGCGCCCATTAGTTCATTCACTGTTTCAAGTATTGCGTTGCGCTCTGCTGCTGCGACGATGGCGGCGAAGCGTTCAAGATTTTCAGGTTGCATCAAAAAAACATCCCAACAATCAGGGTTATGGTGACCCTGCGCTCCAGCCTCCCGCGCCATGCGGACAATGTCTTCGTCGTTCATAACTTATGCCCCTTCTATCTTCGGCACATCAAATGCTTTGCCAAACGTAATCTCTGTGGCATCCAGCATCGTGTAAGAACCAAGAATGTAATCCTCTGTCTTGCCGTGGCAGTGCGCCCGAAACAGCTTGCCATCATAGTCTGGCAGGTACATGGACTCCATCTTCTCCACTGGCTTGTTGCATACCGCACAGGTAGGCAGGGCAAACGTCAAGTTATACAAAGCAATCTCGTTCATAACTTATGCCCCCGTATCTGTCTGCATCTTTGTCTGTCCGCTTCGCTAAAATCAGGGCTAATCTCAGCCACGCCGCACATTAACTGTGGTCCCTGCGAGATAACCTTGGTTCCGTAGTACAAGGTAAACAGGGCGATGGCTATGTAGAACGCGACGGCTACGATCTCAGGTGGTTTCATCTCTAACTTTCATCATTGCATCTGCTACTTTGTATGACACTATTGCTATGGCTTCTAAACTGTCTTCGTGGCCTTGATCGTCAGGGTCTGTTGTCAGAATCCCCTGCATCGCCTTTGCCGCAAAGTAATCACGCAAATCCATGCCGGTGTCTTGTTGTCTACCTGCATCACTAAATGGTGCGTTTGGAAATGCTTTCATCAAATCCTCCGTTGACAGGTAAATGCCTGAATGCCCACACGGAACGCGCCTGCAAACTTGCAGTCAGACACGATCCTATCCTCTGCATTTATGCCGCCTATGTACAGGCCGATCAGCAGCATGATCACCGCAGCAAGTGACTTCGCCCAAACAGCATTCAACCAGTCCAGAATTTTGCGCGGGCTGACAGTTTCAATAAACATTTAATCTCCTATGTGTTTTACCATTTGCTATCTCGTAGTAGCTTTGCCATGTCCGGGTACCCTGCTTCCTCCAGCTTGTGGGCGCACGCCTCCCGCTCCCTGATGGCTACCAACTTGGCAAACTTATTCATCCAGTTGAGCGCCGCTACATCCGGGGCATAGACAAGATCCTCCTCATCCGCTACCTGCTGTGCCAGTTTTACAAGACTCTTACTCAAACAATGTACCTACTATAAGATTGGCTATTAAGACAATGACGCAGAAAAGCAGGTATGCCATCACCAAGAAGCCGCCAACGCCAAGGTTCACAGGTTTACGCTTTCTCCACCGTTCACGCAGAAGTACTTGCTGCATTTCCTTTTCCTCTTCGGTAAGGGTTTTTTTTGAGGGTGGCACATAATGCACACCAATTTTTATGGGCGGCTCTTTAATAAATTTTCCGTCCTTTAACATTCCTTCCTCCAAGAGTTATGGCGCTGTCACCATTTGCTCAAGCTGGTCAATCAAAGTATCGGCAATCTTGCGCTCACCCACGCTGATGCTGGACGCATACGGGTCGCGGTGAATCACATCCATAGCATCACGAAGTCCCTTGCGGTACCCACTCTGGAACGCATCATCACCCTCGAGGATCATGGTGATAGCGTCACGCACAATCGAGGATGCCTTACGTCCCTTGGCATGCTCCTTCAACGCGTTGTATACCGACTCCGAAAGATGCACGGAGTAAGGTATCAATCGTTTACTTGTTTCCATAAATTAAACTCCTGTCGTATTGAGATAAGTCGGTTTACTGCAATCTGGCTCTTAGGTATATCTGCCCGGCTGGGTACGCCTAGCTCATGCTTCAACCAGTCGGTGGCTTCTTCCTCTGAAGCCTCAAAGATCTGGCCTGCTTCTTTCAGGAACCGCCAGAAGGTTTTGTCCCGGCACAGCATTGCCGCAGTTCTGACTGAGTCTTTGCCGAACTCCTGCTCACGGTTCATAGGCATCTCGTCCTCGGTCAGGCGCACCATCACCACCTGATAGCGGGCACCCACGAAGTCACGCAGAAGCTCATCTGGTATCTCGTTGGGGTGGATACACATAGTTAAGATATAGCCAGTCTTGTCTTGCTTAAGCGCAACCTTGACGGCTTCAAAGTTACTTGTCTGCATTTTTTTCCCTCAACATAGCTTCGATGGCTTTGCCATAATCATGTTCTGGCATTCCACCCATATCGATTGACCACCACAATTCACTGCGTTCTTTGCGTGTCAGCCCTTTCCATTTGCGTTTAGGTTGCGCAAGTCGAGCGCGGAGTTCTTTTGCAATATCAATAGCGTGTTTTGCCCAGCCTTCACCAAACACCATGGCGAATTCAACAAAGCCATTCTCACCATGTTCAATGAAGTCTTGCAGTTCTTGGTCGGTCACGATATGTCCTCCACTCTTATCACCCACTCGCCGCTGCTTTTCTGCCGCCATCCATGGACTTCAATCCTGATGCCAGCATCCCGGACGAACTGAACTGTCGGGCTATCCTGAATCTTTTTGATGCGTGTTGCCACTGCAGTGCTGGTTACCTGTACAGCCAGTACCTCTCCTTTGCGGATGGCAAGGATGTCTGCCCACCCCCAAAGATCAGCTCTTCGTTTTGTCCAAGAATTCCACCGTTCAACTATTTCGCAGTGGTACCCTTGTGCTCGCAAATACTTGAGTGACCGTTGAGTCGGCGAGGTACTAGTGCTTTTTCTGGCGGTAGGTTTCTTTTCAGTCTTCTCCATAATGTTGAGTACCCGATGTTAAGTTTTTCGGCCCACCCAGAAATCGTCAGCGTGATTCCTTGGTAGGTAATTTGGACATTGGTTCTCTTATTGTTTTGCTGAGTTTTTATTAATACCCATCGGCAGTTTTCCTTTGAGTAACCTTCAGCGTTATTTATACGATCAAGAGTTTTTTTGTCCGGAGCCTCTCCCATGTCTTCATAGAAGTTTTCAAAAAACTTCCATCTATCACACACTTGAATACCCCTGCCGCCATAGTTTGGATAGTCTTTGTCATTTGCTTCGTCGCACCTTTTAATCATCTTTGCCCAGATTTGGTAAGACCTAGTTGTGGAAAGACCGCCTCTTCTTTTTCGCCAACAACCGCAAGAAACAACTTCGCCAAGCGTAACGAGGGAAGAGCGATAGTTGACTTTGTTGCCACAGTCACAGTCAAACTCCCAAACTATTTTTCCTCCTTCCCTCTTTTCGGTTGGCGTTGTGGCGACCAGTCTTCCAAACCTTTGACCAGAAATGTCTTTTGCGTTTCTATGAAATTTCATATGTCTCCCTATTAAAAGTCCAATAGTAAAACATAAGTCATGACTAATGCAAATGACAAATTATCAAAAAGGTATGTCGTCATCATCAACTGGCGGCAACTCCTGTTGCTTTGGTGGTGGAGCGCTTTCCTCCGGCTTCTTGTAGGTGTTCACCTTCAGGCTAAAGAAAGGACCGCGGCTACCTTGCTTCTCCCATCCGGACAAACGAATCTTGATGGAGTCTTCGTCTGTCTCATCCAACATCTGGCGGAGCAGACTGCGCTCAACCGAGATGTCGCCAGTCATATCCGGTGAGTTAGGGTGTATGCGGTTCTGTGCGTAAAACAGAGCGCCACTATTCGGATACTTGTTCATTAAACTGCTCCTTGAAATGCTTGAATGTTGCGGTCAGTTCTGTGTACGCATCTACGTCCTGTGCCTGAATGCGGTCATAGATAATCCGGTTGGTGCGGAAGATGGTCATTACATCTGCCTTAGTCTGCGCGGCCTCGAGGGCAAACACAGTCAGGTCTACTACAGTTTTGAGCCAGTCTCCCCATTCCGTATCGGGCTCCGCTGAAACTTTAAGCTGCCACTGTGCATCCTTCCCTTCCATCTTAGGAGGTACAACAGGTGGCGCTTCAAGCTTCGGAGTAGTCGCAGGCTTTGGCGCAGGTGCCACCGCAGGTCTAGCAACAGGAGCTTTAGCGGAGTTGGCATCATCATCCTCTGGAGCAATGCCGCAAGCAGCCATCAGGCTATACCTGCGAGCGTAGGTCAAAGCACTACCGTAGCCTTGCGGATCTTGCTTGGCTGCCGGGACGAATAAAGAACCAGCGGTAAGCTGTTCTCCAGACTCGTGGATGAACACGGTCTGGATACACACACCACCGGCACGCTCTTCATTCAACTGCATCAAGTAGATGCCGTTGTTGTTTAGCCCATCAATCACCGCCTCGATGCACGCAGACAGGTCTGCATACTTGGTGCGGAAGTGTGGGTTGTTGCTGGTCTTGAGCGCAGGACCAAACTCTCGCTGCGCTTTAACCAGTGCTGCTGCTATGTTTTTCATGTAGTCACCTTTTTAGGTACGCCGGGCTTGGCGCGGGGGGTTCCATCTTTCTTGAGTCCGTACGGTGCTTCTGGAGTACGAAGTCTTAGGTTCATCTTCGCCTTGCGAGACCAACGATGACCACGCTTAGGCGGCACGTCAGCAGCCCGCACCGCCTTGGGTGCAGACAGGCTGGCTAGTGCTTGGATAACGGCTGGTGTAGCGTTCTCGATGATGATTCGGATTTCCATTGTCCCCTCCTTAGTTGCAATAAGTTTGGCAGTTGTTACCGGTGCTGTCGCAGCATGTGGTGCAGTAAACAAAACGCCCGTTGTATTGATAGCTGTGTGATGTGCAGCCTGCGTATGCCATGCCAGCGGCGGCGATTGCCCAGATAGCGATGAGGTATTTCATGTGACTCTCCTTATTTAAGATTAACAAATGGCACAGATCCATTTGCCATGGTTGCGGGAAGTTTTCCATCCCAACGTTCAATAGCTTTTAGCTGTACATATGCTGCACCGCCTTGGCTATTAATTGCTTGCGTTTCAATTTGAATTGCCTTTGCTCGTCCTTCGGCGCGGGCAACAGCCTGCTTTGCTTCTACTTCGATACGTGCTAGGTCTTGCTCTGCTTTTAGCTTGCTTTGGGTTGCAATCACTTTTGCTTCAATAGCCTTCTGGTAGTCGGCGCTAAAGGCAAAGTTAACCAGACTAATGTCATTCACACCCACGTTGTACTTGGCAAGTTTGGTAGCCAGTTCTTCGCGGATTTGCTGGGACACTACGTCACGCTTAACGATCAGGTCTTCGCTGGTATAGCGAGCAACGACCGCTTTGAATGACTCGTTAATGCCCGGCAGGATTACCTTGTCCTCAAGGTTCAGACCGAACTCTTTGTAGATGTGTCCTACCTTAGCTCCGTCCAGACGGTAGTTAACTACGATATCGGTATGTACCTGCTGAAGATCTTTGGTGCCTGCGCTGGCGTTGCCCAACTTGGTAGTTACCAGACGGACATCTACTTCTCGGATGTATGAAAGTGGGTTAACAAAGTGTGCGCCCTCTGTCAGCGTCTGCTGATTTACCGTACCAAACGTCACCTGAATGCCTATATGTCCCGCTGGAACTACGGTAAACGATTCAGACAATGTGTAAATTACAAAAACTACTGGTGCCGCAATAAAAAGAATGTTGTTGAACTGAGGCTTCTCAGGCAACGGATCTGGCTGCAAAGATTTGTAGGTCGCATTACGGCGCTCCACTTCGTTGCAACGTCTTTGCCAAGTTGACAGCGAGTCGTGCCGCGCATACAACAATCCCAAGGTTGGGATGGTTAAAATTAAGAACGATAAAATTATGTAGAACATTTACTGCCCCCTCATTGAAATGTATCTTTGATGTTGATCGCAAAACTGGGAGACCTGACAGAACTTCTCACACCGGGTGCGCTCCCCCTCACGCACTTCGATTTCATACTCCTTCTTCTTGGCATTCAGCGTTGCCAGTTCTTCCTCTGCTCGATCCTTCTCACCAAACAAAGTCTTGGCACGTACACCGCCGATCTTCTTGACGGCGTAGACGGTAGGCTTCTCCCACATTTCCTCGGGCGTGCATGCGGGTAGCTCATCATCTACCTGCCGGTTAAACAGCGCCTCGTTGTGCAGGACTAAGCGGCTACGGATGTAATCCTCACGCTGCTCGAATGTCCAGAGAGGGATGTCTATGGTGACGATGGGTGCCTGTGGGTATGTCTCCTTGGCTTCCGCATCTCGGCGGCTCCAGTCCCGAACGATGCCCACGATCTGGATAGAGCGGACGCGCTGTCCCTTTACCTTCTCTACCAGCCATGCGTAGCAGTTCAACTGGTTGACCCAGTCTGTCTTCTCCTGCTGTACTGACCACGCGCCGGTGACCTTATAGTCCTTGATGTCGATGCCATCGGAGTGGACTTCTTGCAGGTCGATAGCACCAGAGATCTTCCATCCCTCGAACTGGGTGAACAGGCGCTCTTCTACGATGTGGTTCTCATCCTTGCCATGCTCGAGGATGTTGTGAACGGCGGTGCCAAATAGAGACCAGACCATCTCAGATACGTCCGTCTCAAGCTCGTCGATATGCTTGTTGCGTAGCTGCACGATACGCGGTGAGTTCAGTAGTTCGGTCACGCTCAGGTTGACATCACCCTTGCTGTATTGAGGCCGCTTCACTACGTTGACAAAGGTCTGCGGGATGTTGAACTTATTTGTAATCTTCATATGTTTTTTTCCTTCAGCTTGGCTTCGATGGCTTCAGCAAACCATTTAAAACCTAACGGCAATCGTTTTGCTTCGCCGTCAGTTTGTGCTAAACAGTCAAACATTTCCTCATCCGTCAGCCCCTGCCATTCGCGCTGTGGTGGGGCGTTATAAATTGGCGGCTTAATGTAAACCGTAGCATCGTTGACCTTATATGCAATCGGCTCCGGTTCATTGCGCTGTGGTGGGACGTTGACGGTCAAGATGCCATCCTGCTTTGCGCCGCATTTTGTGCATTCAACTTCCATCAGGTACTTGTCTGCCACCGGCTCCGGTTCAGGCTGCGCGAGTCGGGCGCAGAGAGTTTCGATTGCTCTCATAGTCTTGCCTGTGTTTAATGATTCTAGCCATCTGTGTTCTGCCTCCAACGCATCCAGCACCTGCTGCGCTTCCTCTCTGGTCAAAGCAATCACAGTTCCTCCCCATTCTGTTCTGCTGCTTTGTTCATGTCGTGTAGTGCAAGTCGGGCGCGAAGGGTTTCGATTGTTTCCTGAGACTTTGCTACCGCTTGCTTTAAATATATAGAACGCCTGTACCACTCGCCGTGTTGATCTATGTTTTGTTGCATCTCCCAGTTTTGCGAATCTGCCGCATCAATCAACGCATCCAACACCTGTTGCGCTTCCTCGCGTGTTAATGTGATGGTCATTCTGCCTCCAGAGGTATGTCGCGCCATTCGCCTCCTACAAGCTCAACAGTTTGATACCCATAACCGTCAGAAAATGTCCTGTGCGGTGCCCACCATTGCTGAAGAATTTTTATTGCATGGCCTGTTGAAATACCTGTCTTTTGGTCTGTGTTCATATTTACAAAACGCTCAACAAAGCGCAGTTTATTTGTTGGTGTCATTGTTGTTCTCCTTGTTCTATCTCATCTAGGACATCATTAGCCCACTGAGGATCGCCGCCCATTCTTATTTTTACTAACGCAGCAATCAGCTTTGCGTTGATCTCTTGAAGCGCTTCGACTTCCATCTTCTTTTCGCAGTACGCCAGCCATAGCTGCTGTACCGAATCGTCAGTAAACTCTTTCCACTTACCCATAGCGTCCTCCCTCACAATATCTGCATGCTATTACAACAGGTAGGTAGTGTCAATAGGTATATTCAAGGGGGAACAATCTGTTGCATTAAGGCTATCTGGTAATTCTTCCAGATAGGTATGCTATTCTTGGGGCGAGGAAAGCGGATGCTGGAGACTGCACCTCCAAAGCGGTCATTGCTTGCCAGATGTAGCGAGTACTCGGTGATTGCAACGTTGTTGTGTTCATACCCCAGCCGCAGGTGGGCAAACGGCGGCGACAGGAGTCTGGTAATCCTTTAAGCTGTAGCGTAACTGGATGATCCTGTGGACACCCCGGAGAGACGGGGAGAGTCTTCTTGCCGGTGGTGAATGCCGGGAGCCCCTCCGCTCTCCCCCTCCTTCGAGACGGGGGGCTTTTTTTACACGCAATATGTCGTTCCTGTTATAGTCTCATCAGATGCGGGATGGCGCAGCGGTAGCGCGGTGGGCTCATATTCCATAGGTCGTCGGTTCGATTCCGGCTCCCGCTACCAAGACGCATGACCATTGCTGGACGTGAAAACGTAAAGCGGACTAACCCAGAAGCGGGAAGCCCCGAGTTCTAGACACCTCGGTGGTAGCAAGACGGGGAAATAGCAGTGGTCAGTCGTGTTGGTGTCAGTGAATAGCTGGCAGTGGCATATCGCACACGGGCAATAGGGAATAGCTGTCACCAACAACCAAGACGCATGAGGATTGGCTTATTACTGGAAAGTCCGGACTAAAGGTAATGAGATCAGCGGAGTGTCCTTAGTGACTAGGCGGGCTCGTAAGGCCGCAGTCCTCAGTCGTGTTGGTGAATGCGTAGGCTGATACGCGGCGAGCCGGAGCTAATGCAGGAAACGACGGACACCAAGGCTGACCTGAATATGCCGGAGATCAGCGCCGGTCACCAACCTCCACTAAAGTCCAGTAACGTCCAGTTGCACGGAATCTCATACTGTCTTATCATTCGTCCTGTCAGAGCTGGCACTCTGTCATATACGCTAATGAGTACTAACCCCAGTCAGTTTAGGTGGGGCATGTGTAGTTCAGTTATATCTTCCTTCTCACGAGGGGAAAATCCATTAGCGTGGATATGACTGAGTTGCCCATGCCAACGGGCCATGCCCCACCTAAGTTGTACTGGGGTTTTTCTTTGGGCGCTCTGACCGCACCTACCGCGATAGCAGAGAGCCTGCATGGGCTGCCGTAGAGAGTACACTGGCCGAGGATTCACCCCCCTGCGAGCCACGTAGCCTGTCAGCGAGGGACTACACAAGACGGTGGGGACAAGTGGTGAGACAACCCTGCCATCGAGATAATCGCTGCCTCACGGGTTTGCTGGGCGCCAGTAGCAGGGCGTTGGGCAGGGAGATACCACCGCCTCTGTGCCTACGGCATGGGTAAAGGCTGGGCTATCACCCTTGGGGAACCTAGACACGGGTATGCAATAGGTAGGATGAGACCAGAACTACCTGTTGACACATCTATATGTAGGGATTATGATTACTACATGTAGAGGAATCATCCACTATATGTAGAGGAGGTGGTATGGAAAAGGAAGTGATGAGCTTGGTCAGGGAGGCCATGGAATTGTCAGACCGGCTGGAGTCAGTCTTGGATGGGGAGGATATGTTCGTTATCCTGATGGCGCTGACCAAGGTGGCAGGTGTGATGCTCGCTGAGTCGGAGGGGCTATCCCCCAATCTGGCGGATGAGCGGACTTCTGTTGCGTGGTTCAGCGTGGGTGCTGTGGCTGCGTATCGTGGGCACAAGGAGGCCATGAAGGAAGCAGCCGGGACGATGCACTGATGGACAGGCAACGGATCTATGATGCCATGCTGATCAAGGGGTTCCGGTCAGACATCACCATCGGCTACCTGTACTACTGGCTCAAGCCCTACAACATCGCGCCTCCAGATAAGGACTTGATGCGGCAGCCGCCCATGGCTAACAAGATGTCAGTCAGGGTATTCGTCGGCACTTTCTTGAAGCCACTGGCAGACAGGTTGTGGGACACCGATCCATCGCAGGACATGAAGACACTGGACTGGATGAAGAACATCGAGTGTCAGCAAGACAGGAAGATCGACAACGAGCGCAGGAGACTAAGGCGGCAAGTAACCCATGATCATGGGCGTATGGATATCCTTGGTCATAACCTTGAACGGCAACACACCAACAACCAGTGGCACGTTACTAAATCAAAAATAAAACTAAGGAGAGTGAAATGAGATCGGTGGCAGAAGACTTGGCAGAGTGGTTGGAATCTCAGCCTCGGAACAAGCTTGATCTGGAAGCGGCAATCTTCATCAGGAAGATGGAGCGTGTCTACGCAGCAGCTTATGACATGGTCTATGCCCGCAACGACGTAGCCAGCAAGGCTGCATACGCGGACATGGTTGACGTTATCAAGGGAAGGAAACCAGAGTGATTGATCTCGCTACCTACTTGTTGTTGGCGGCGGGTGCGCTCATTGGAGCCGGGCTATGTTTGCTTGGCATTGCGGGTGTGTTGTGGTTAATGATTAAACTTTCGGAGGGGTAAATGAATCTCAGCTTAGACAAAATTAGAATCGATTGTGGTACGCAATCACGTACCAAGATTGACGATCAAGTGGTTGGACAATACTGCGAGGCGATTAAAAACTCCGTTGTATTCCCAAAGGTCATCGTATTCCATGACGGCCTCCAGTACTACCTTGCCGATGGATTCCACCGCTACCTCGCAACCAAAGCGGCGGGCTCTCCCAACATCGACTGCCACATTATCAACGGCACTCTCCGTGATGCGGTGCTCTACTCCAACGGCGCGAACGGTGATCATGGTTTGCAGCGTACCAATGCAGACAAGCGCAACGTAGTTATTCGCATGCTCCAAGATATCGAATGGTCTGAGTGGTCTGACCGTGAGATAGCCAAGCACTGTCACGTTAGTCATGTGCTGGTCGCCAACATCCGCCGGGAACTGGGCATAGGCAATGACTCCATCAAGTTTGAGCGTGGCGGCAAGACCCATGTCATGAAGACCAAAGACAAGAAGCAGGACGAGCCGAAGCAAGAGGAGCCCGTTGAAGACTGGCCTTTTGAGGAAACGCCGGAACAGCAGATGGCTGAGGCTATTACCCTGCTCAAGGCTGAGAATGAGGCGCTGTCCGACAGGCTTGCCGTTGCCACGATGGACGCTGATGAGATTGAAAAGCAGATGGCAGAGTCCACCATCAAGGATTTGCGTGCACAGATTCGTCTGCTCGAGATTGAACTTGCTGCGGTCAAGCATTCACGCGACACCTTCCAATCTGAAAACGCCCAGCTTATGAAACAGGTGGCTATGCTTCAGAAGAAGCTCAAGAAGCTAGAAGAAAAGTGAGTTATGCCCACGCTGGCGGGCATGTGTGCCAGTAGAGTAAGGAGCGACAGTGTTAAGTCTTCGTGATTATCAGGAGAAGGCGCTCGCCGATCTTCGTGCAGGGTTCGCACAAGGTAAGCGGGCGCAGGTGCTAGTCAGTCCGACTGGCAGCGGTAAAACAGAGATGGCAATCGCCTTGATGGCTGCCACCAAAACCAAAGGCAACAAGGCTGCAATGCTGCTGGATCGTATCGTTCTGTGCGATCAAACCAGCAAGCGGCTGGAGCGGTACAACATCGAGCACGGCGTGATGCAGTCAGGGCACTGGCGCTATCGTCCGTACGAAAACATTCAGGTCTGCTCTGCTCAAACCCTCGAGCGCCGCGGTGCCTTCCCCGGGTTGAACCTTCTGATCGTGGATGAATGCCACGCTACGCGGGAGCAGACGGTTGAGTTCATCAAGAACAATCCCGATGTGAAGGTCGTTGGCTTGACTGCCACCCCGTTTACCAAAGGGCTCGGCAAGATCTACGACAACGTGGTCAGTCCTGTCACCACCAAAGAACTAGTGCAGCGCCAGATGCTGGTGCCGCTGCGTGTCTTCATCGCGAAAGAGATCGACATGACCGGTGCCAAGAAGGTAGCGGGCGAGTGGTCACAACAGGAAGCCACGACTCGAGGCATGAAGATCACCGGTGACGTTGTATCCGAGTGGGTTGCCAAGACTCATGAGATATTCGGTGAACCACGCAAGACGATTGTCTTCTCTGCTGGCGTAGACCACGGTGCTGATCTCGCCCGTAAGTTTCAGGAGCATGGCTACAACTTCATCAGCCTGAGTTACAAGGATGACGAAGAGTGGAAGAAGAAAATCATCGAAGACTTTTCCAAGCCTGACACGGAGATACAAGGTCTGATCGCCACCGATATCCTGACGAAGGGCTTCGACGTTCCCGATGTAATGATCGGCGTATCAGCTAGGCCATTCAGCAAATCCCTGTCCTCTCACATTCAGCAGATGGGGCGCGTCATGCGTGGCTGCGAAAACAAAGAGTTTGCGCTGTGGCTGGACCACTCCGGCAACTACCTGCGGTTCCGGGAAGACTGGGATGAGGTCTATGAGGATGGCGTAAGCAAGCTTGACGAAGGCAAAGAGAAGGCAAAGAAGGAACCAACAGAGCGGGAGAAGAAAGAATCAAAGTGTCCTGCATGCCATGCGCTGTGGGTCGGTGGGTCTGATACCTGCTACAACTGCGGGCACGTTCGTGAGCGGCAGAACAAAGTAAGTGCGGTGGCTGGCAAGATGGAAGAGTTAGCAACGGCAACCATGACTCGCGAGAGCAAGCAGGAATTCTGGTCGATGATGCAGTACTACGTCCGGCATGAGGGCTGGTCCAGTGGTCGCGCTGCGAATACTTACCGGGATAAGTTTGGCGTGTGGCCTCGAGGGTTGAACGACAATCAGGTCATGCTGCCATCGCCAGAGGTGAAGAAGTTTATCCGCAAAAAGCTGCACGCATTCTTGAAAAGGATTGGGAAGAGATGACTACAGATGACATTATCAATATGGCGCGGGAGGCTGGCTGGCCTGAATGGGACATCGTAGGTTGTGAAATAGAACTTGAACGCTTCGCCGCCCTAGTCGCAGCAGCCGAGCGTGAGGAGTGCGCGAAGGTATGTGAAGTATTGGAATACAACGGTTACGAGCGTTTGCCTAGGGATCCAGTGTCGGCTCGCCGTATCCGCGCAAGGGGGCAAGCATGAAACTAAAACCAGTTGAAGGTCGCAAGTACTTTGTCCATCGGTACAAGTGGTCACACGAAGCCAAGCGTAAACAGTTTCTTCGCGCATTTAAAGAGGGCAAAGTGTTGTTGCTGCAAAGCACGAGGGATGGGTGGTTGTATCAATGGGGGCAGGTGTGATGGACTTCTTAGATTTTGCCCGCTCTCATGGCATCATCATCCATGACTACCCGCCTGTCGGTACATGGAAGCGGTACCCAACAGAGGATCACCCGCGCAAGCGCAACGGCGCAGTCAAGTACATGGGCACGCATGGATTCGTACAGAACCACGCCACCGACACCATCGTTTCGATATGGAAGCATGACTCTCCCAACCAGCTAGACCAGCGGCAAATCCGTTCGTCTGTTCTCAACGCAGAGCAGGAGATGCGTAAGCGTCAGCGCGAGGCCACGCAGAAGGCAGTCCGCATGCTGAACGATAGCGGCCTGATGACTCACCCATATCTGGCAGCAAAGGGGTTCCCGGATGAGCAGGGCAACGTCTTGCACATTGAAGGCAAGCCTGTCCTTCTCGTGCCGATGAGGGTAGCGGGCTCGCTGGTCGGTGTGCAGATGATTGATGCAGAGGGCGGGAAAAAATTCCTGTTCGGGCAGCGTACATCAGGCGCTACCTTCACGTTCGACAACAAGGGGATGCACATACTCTGCGAAGGGTATGCGACTGCGCTCTCCGTTCGTCTGGCCTTGAAGACCATGAAGCGGCGCTACACTCTGCATGTATGTTTTTCGGCGGGCAATATGCTGAAGGTAGCGGAAAGTCTTAAGCCGGGGCTGGTCATCGCTGACAATGATGCCAGCGAGACCGGGCAAAAGACGGCGGCGCAGATAGGCTGGCCTGTATGGATCAGCGATACAGTGGGCGAGGATGCCAACGACTACCACCGGCGTGTGGGTCTGTTCAGGTTTACTCAAAGCCTGACTCAATCCATGCGCGGGTTGTCCGTCTGATCTCCTTGTAATCGCTTGTATTCCTGAAAGCAGGGGCGGCAGATGGTGGCGAATCCACCGTCCGCCGTTTTCACTACGGTGTATTGGCACCGATGGCACCCGGGCGTATATAAACAGCGTTGCAGGTGTGCGTGACTCATTCGTCTGATCTCCTCTTAATTGACAAGGGCGGTAAGTGTCCGGGCGTGCGCGACCAAATACCCGAATTGAAAATCCGTAAGGTCTTCGCGCAGGGATAACTCATAAGCTTGCAAGAATGGTAAGTTCTGTTCTTTGCAGAATTTAAAAAGCTCGGCGCTCATAATGATGGCGATATATTCGTTCATTTCTTGGTCGGGTTTCATTCGTCTGATCTCCTCATGATTGCGCCCAAAGCATGGCATTAAAAATTGAATCGGCTAGGTTCTGGCATTCGGTTTCGATTTCGTCCGGGTCGTGGTACTCGAATGGCTCCCATGGGATTTCGCATTCATCGTCGCAGTAAAAATGCGATTCGGCGATGCCTCGAGCGCGTGCCTTTAATTCTTCGGTCGTTTTCATTCGTCTGATCTCCTTGTGATTATGCGGTGCGTGCGATGGGGATTACCCGGCGGGCTCGTTGGTCGGTTTGCTTCGCTCGGGTACCATGCGCCCGAAAACCGACGATTACTGCTCGGTCGGCGTGCTGGCAAAGTCCGCAAGTTTCGCAAGTCTTATCCTCCCGGGTCTGCGCCGGGCATACCACTATCGGGCGGCCTTCGGGCGTAGTGGTGCGCTCGGGCGTGTCCATTGGCACAATGCAAGTCAATGGCAATCCGTGGGCGGCGAGCGTGTCCGCCTCTCCGGCATCGTCCGCGGATAGGTTGACGGTAAAACCCCATGCAGTAGCATGGCGAGCCCAAAAGATGGCGCTCGCGCTCTTCTTGTGCGTGTAGGTGAATCCTTTGCGGCCTATGTTCGCCCGGACTATCTCTCCCAGTGCGTACGCGTCCACGTCTTCACCTTCGCCCGGTAAATCTCCGGCTACATTCATGCGCCAAAGCTGTCCGACTGGTAGCGCTGCAATACTCGCGCAAGTTTCGGGCAAGTCCGAGCCCCGGTCGGGTACCTTGTTCCATGCCATGCGGGTTAAAAAATCCTCGCCGTAACAGTCGGCCTCGTAGTGCGGGCAGGTTGGCGGGCAGGTTTTGCGCTCGCTGTAGGTTACCGGGATCGCTCCGGTCTTGCGGTTGTTTGATTTGCGGATGAAGTGGATTTTCATGCGGTCACCTGCGGGCGGTAGGTTGCGTAATTGCGGACGCGGCTATAGTTGTGTGCGCTGTTGCGCTCCCGGATTTTCGGGTCGTGTCCATGGCGTGCCCGGTACGCATTAAAAAATGTCGCTGCGTCCATGTCTTCCTCAAGGTAGGCATAATCGCCCCGGCTGTATGAGTAGTGGCTGATCTTGTCTGCGATCTGGAATTCGGCGAGCATGCGATGCGGTACCTTGATCCATCCGTGCCCGGGATCGGAAATAAAGTCGAAAGTTTTCATGGTGTCTTATCCTTTAAGCGGTTTTCAGGTGGTTAAAAATCTTCGGTGCCTCGGTTTGTAGTTCGATTTCATAACCCAGTGCCTGCACATCTCGCAGGGTGTTGCGGGTTAGCGTCTTCGTGCCTGCTATCCGGGCGAATAGTTCGGCGGCGGGGCACGCAGGGTAAAAAGTGTCGATGCCATAATTCGAGCGATGTTTAACGGTGATTTTCATTTTATTAATCTCTCAGGTTGTGGTCTTCAACGGCGGCGATTACCGATATAAACAAGCTTGCGAGTGTCATGATTACCATATCGACGGTGTCAATCTCTCCGGTCACTCCAAGGTAAAGACAAGCGGTTGCGAGCAAAATGCCTGCGATCACGATAATTTCAGGGATGCGGTTCATGGTGTCGGGTTCCTTAAGGGTTTAAGCGGTTGGTGTCTTCGATATACAAAAGCCAGTTCATAACGTCGCCGGTGCTGATCCAGTCTCCCCGGCTTCCGTCTTGCTGGATCGGGTGAAACTTCGCCGATAGTAAGTGCGCCCGGAATTCCCGGGTGCGGTCGGCGCGTGTAGCCGCGTCGGCGTGTAGCGTCTCGATCTCGGTCTGTAGTTGGTGAATGTAGTTCATGGCGGCGGCTTCGTTACATTCCGACCATGGCGGCACGGATTGATGATGCGCTGTAGGGTGCGCCGTCCGGGGTTGCGGTTGGCAAGCTTTGCATCATCAGGCAAGCGGCAAGGTCGCGCCCGGATTTGTGAATGCCGTATACGCGCAAGGCACCGGCGGCTGTGTATCCCTTGGCGGTGTTGATGCATTCCAGCGCATGGCGATACAGTTTTTCGTCGTTGTTTATCCATAGGCTGACATTCCAGTGATTCCAGTTTTTGTGTCCGTTGTATTTGCTCATGGTGTGGTTTCCTTTGGGTTAGGTGCCCGGGATATCCCGGGCGGGTTGGGTTAAACAGTTTCGGCGGCGGTGGCTTTGGCGAATATCTCAGGGAAGGCATTCACTAAAATTTGCAGGTTGTGACTGTCGGCGCGTAGTGCTGCGTCTCCAATACCAGCGGCAAAGCTTCCATGTATCCCGGTGGAAAGCTCCCGGGCGGCACGCATTAGGGCATCACGCTCGGCGTGCGGATTCTCAAAAGCTTTTTCCCATCCGAGCATGAATTCATTGCATCCGAAGTCGATAACGGTTTCATCGTCTGCCAGTCCGTAAGCGGATACAAGTGCCCATCCGATAGGTTCGCCGTTAGCGTCTCGAATGTTTAACTGGGCTTCCTCTACCGATTCAATGCAATCGATGATGGTCTTGTATTTGGTAGAGCGTTTCACTTCCCATATTTCGCCGTCGAATACCGAAACGGTGTGCCCGGCGTTCAGGGCGTAGCGGACTAGGTGCTTATATGCTTTCATGGTGGTGGTCTCCGGGTTGGTTAGTGCCTGCAAATTGTAAGCGGTTTCCATGTATCGATGCAATAGGTGTCGTGCATGGAACATATTGCATAGATCATGCCAAGGGCAAAGGTCGCATAAATACTGGGTTTGCCCGTTTCCCCGGTGTGTCAATATGTGACAATCCTGTTCCGTTGTGTGACAGTTGTTCCATATTGGTACACTTTCCGCGTTTGTTCCGGTATGATCGGGGCGGTTAGATATAGCGAAGCGGAACAGTCCAAGACATGAAACGCAAAGAGATAAAGCAAGCATTAAAAGAGATGCCCATTGAAACTATCTTGATGGTGGGTAAGAGCGAACTCACACCTAAGCAGAGAGAGTTTGCCCGGCAGGTTGCGCTCGGTAATAGCGGGGCGGAGAGCTATCGCAAGGCATATGACAGTAAGGGTAAACCTAAGACACAAGGGGATCAGGCTAGCAAGCTCAAGGCCGATTCCCGAATAGCCGCGGAAATAGAAGCTTATGAGTTGGCATTAGAGGCTCAGAAATATCGCTCCTCTGAATCCTTGCGGGCTCTAGTAATTCAGTCGCTCGTCTCCGTCCTGATCGATCCAGCGGCAAAACAGAGCACAAAGGTAACCGCGGCAAAAGTTCTGGGGACGGTAACCGAAGTTGCGGCATTCACCGAGCGCAAAGAGATCACCACGATCAGCGGCTCAGATGCCATCAAGTCGCAAATCATGGATCAGCTTAAGACGTTGATGATCGGTTCCGGCTCGCAGGATGTGACGGACGTTGATGCGGTAGACTTGCTTGCTGAATTGACAACCGACCGGGTACCCGTTGACGATGCCGCCCCTGCCGACCCCACCGCCGGGGCACCCCCCGCTGCTGGCGAGCCGGAGTCCCACGCGCTAGAACATACTATTCCACACGAACAATCCCCTCAAAATATCGAACCCACCCCCTTGTCTTCCGAAACGCAGACCCCCGGGGGGGTATAAAAAAATGAAAACCGTGACGTTAATAAACAGACAACTTCTATCTGGTAATATTACCAGATAGGTTTTTGGGACATGGATAAGTTATTGATTAATAGGGAGATGGCACGCAAGCCTCGGGTGACGGAGGCCGAGTGTATGGAGATAAAGATGACCCCGGCGCAGAAGGAAGTGTTTTTGGTGGTGGATGAATGGTGGAAGCGGTATGGGTTTGGGCCGTCTATACGGGATATATGTAAGTTGAGGGGTAAGGGCGGGATGGGGAATACGAGTGAGATTATTGACAGGTTGGTGAAGTTGGGTGTGTTGAAGAAGTTGAGGGGAGCGGGGCGGAGTGTGCGGCCTGTGTATATCAACTTTAGGAAGATAGATTGAAAAACGACGCGGCGTCGTTTTTGGGGGTGATATGACATACGTAATGAGTCCAAGTGATCATTGGGGATATCCGGCAATGGTTCAGCAGGGGTGGCAGTGTCCTTGTTGTCGTAGGGTGTACAGCCCGTCTACGCCTATGTGTTTTACGTGCGGCAATCATGGGGTGAAGACAGGTACGGGATATGTGGCGACTGGTAAAGCGCCAGAACAAAAATTTGAGGCAGATAGTCTTTCACCGGCGGGTATGCGCCACCGGAAGAATAGTCCTTGGGAGCCGGGGTATTAATGGATCTGAGTGAACTGATATCGCAGTTACCTATGGCTGAGCAGGAGAAGCTGCTGGAGCAGGTATCGCAATATCGGGATGCGGTGAAGCGGGAGAAGGCGCAGAAGTCTTTTATGGCTTTTGTCCATGAGATGTGGCCGGGCTTTATACATGGGCGGCACCATGCCCTGATGGCTAAGAAGTTCGAGGAGATCGCTGAGGGGAAGTTAAAGCGGTTGATTATTAATATGCCGCCGCGTCATACGAAATCGGAGTTTGCGTCCAACATGTTACCGGCGTGGTTCTTGGGGAAGTACCCGGACAAGAAGGTTATCCAGACATCTAACACGGCGGATCTGGCGGTGGGTTTTGGTCGTAAGGTCAGGAATCTGGTGGATTCGGAGCAGTATGCAAAAATTTTTCCAAATGTGGCGTTGCGGGCTGACTCCAAAGCTGCCGGTCGTTGGGCTACTAATCACAACGGTGATTACTTTGCTATCGGTGTTGGCGGTACTGTTACTGGTAAGGGTGCGGATCTACTGATCATTGATGACCCACATTCCGAACAGGAAGCGCGGCTGGCGCAGGGTGATCCTACTGTCTTTGATAATGTGTATGAGTGGTACACCTCGGGTCCACGGCAGCGACTTCAGCCGGGCGGGGCGATCATTATTGTGATGACGCGGTGGTCGGACAAGGATCTGACAGGCCGGGTACTGAAGTCTGACAATACAGATTGGGAGTTGATAGAGCTACCGGCGATCATGCCGTCCGGGAATCCGCTCTGGCCTGAGTTCTGGAGCTTGACGGAACTAGAGGCGTTGAAGGAAGAACTGCCACCTTATAAGTGGAACGCCCAGTATCAGCAGAAACCGACGGGTGAAGAGGGGGCGATAGTAAAACGGGACTGGTGGAAACGGTGGGAGGGCAGCAGACCGCCCCGGTGTGAGTACGTCATCCAGTCTTGGGATACGGCCTTTACCAAAAGCCAGCGGGCTGACTATTCTGCCTGTACGACTTGGGGAGTTTTCTACAAGGATGAGGACGAGAATGATGTGAATATCATCCTGCTGGACGCCTTTAAGGAGAAGATGGAGTTCCCGGAGTTAAAGCAAAAGGCCAAAGAGATGTATGACGAGTGGGAGCCGGACTCCTGCATTATTGAAGCGAAGGCCGCGGGTGCGCCGTTGATCCACGAATTACGGCGGATGGGGGTGTACGTTCAGGACTACACGCCAAGCCGGGGGAATGACAAGTTTGTGCGTCTGAATTCGGTTACAGATTTGTTTAGTTCGGGTAAAGTGTGGGCACCTGAGACGCGCTGGGCGGACGAAGTTATCGAGGAAATGGCTAGGTTTCCCAATGCTGAGCACGATGACTTGGTTGACTCCAGCGTACAAGCCTTGATGAGGTTTAGGCAAGGCGGGTTTTTGCGTTTGGATTCGGACGAAGAAGATGAGCCTATGGGCTTTCGCCGCAAACGCTCTTATTACTAAGGACAATCATGGCGACAAATATTGATAAAGCACTCTATCAGGCACCTATCGGTCTGGACGCAATGACGGAAGAGCCAGAATTTGAGATTGAGATCGAAGATCCGGAGTCGGTGAGAATAGGAATGCCCGGCCTTGAGATTGAAATCGAGCCGGACGAAGAATCTGAAGACGATTTTGCGGCAAATCTGGCTGAGTATATTAGTGAAGACACGCTAGAAGAGTTGGCAAATGAGTTGGTTGACGCGTATGAGGACGACAACAACTCAAGAAAAGACTGGATGCAGACTTATGTCGATGGCCTAGAGCTTCTCGGCATGAAGATAGAGGAGAGATCAGAGCCATGGGAAGGCGCATGCGGCGTTTACCACCCCATCATGGCAGAAACTCTGGTGAAGTTTCAGTCAGAAACGATCATGGAAACGTTTCCTGCATCGGGCCCAGTGAAAACACAGATCATTGGCAAGGAAACTCCCAAAATTCGTGACGCTGCACTGCGAGTTAAGGACGATATGAACTATCGCCTTACTGTAAAGAACACAGAATACCGCCCAGAACACGAAAGAATGCTGTGGGGCTTGGGTCTTGCTGGCAATGCGTTCAAGAAAGTCTACTTTGACCCATCATTAGGTCGCGAAACTGCGATTTTTGTCCCAGCCGAGGACGTAGTTGTCCCTTACGGCGCAAGCAATCTCAAAACTTCCCCGCGTGTTACGCACATCATGCGTAAAACAGAGAACGAATACAGGAAACTGGTCGTTGCTGGGTTCTATCGTGACGTAGATTTACCAGAACCACAAAATACGCTGGACGATGTAGAGAAAAAGATTGCGGAAAAGATGGGATTCCGCGCTACATCTGATGATCGATACAAATTCCTCGAGATACAGGTGGATCTGGACCTCGAAGGCTACGAAGATAAGGACGATGACGGTGAAAAAACTGGAATCGCCATTCCTTATATTGTGACTATCGACAAAGAGTCACGCAAAGTGCTGGCAATCCGTCGTAACTGGAGGCCAGATGACAAAGCCAAATTGAAGCGCCAACACTTCGTACACTATGGATACATTCCGGGATTTGGTTTCTACTATTTTGGCCTCATTCATCTTCTTGGGGCGTTTGCTAAGTCTGGTACTTCTATTATTCGCCAGCTTGTTGATGCTGGCACCCTTAGCAATCTGCCGGGTGGTCTTAAGTCTAAGGGCATGCGCACCAAAGGAGACGACACACCGATTGCACCGGGTGAATGGAGAGACGTTGACGTTGCGTCGGGCACGATACGCGACAACATCCTGCCACTCCCGTACAAAGAACCAAGTCAGGTCCTGTTCCAACTGATGAATCAGATTGTGGAAGAAGGCAGACGCTTTGCTTCCGCAGCAGATTTAAAAGTTAGTGACATGTCTTCACAGTCCCCGGTTGGGACTACATTGGCAATTCTTGAGAGGCAGTTAAAAGTGATGAGCGCAGTACAGGCTCGCATTCACTTTGCCATGAAAGAAGAATTCCGCTTGCTCAAAGAGATCATCAAAGACTATGCACCTAGTGATTATGACTATGTGCCAGTTGATGGTACGCCGCAAGCAAAGAGTTCGGATTACGACATGGTGGACATCATCCCTGTGTCTGATCCCAACGCGGCAACGATGTCGCAGAAGGTAGTTCAGTATCAAGCTGTCATGCAGATGGCGTCACAAAACCCGCAAATCTATGATCAGGTAGAACTGAATCGCCAGATGTTAGAAGTACTCGGCATTAAGAATATTGGAAAACTTATTCCTACTGCCGAAGACCAAAAGCCCAAAGATCCTGTGTCCGAAAACATGGCGATCTTGAACAACAAGCCTGTTAAAGCATTCGTGTATCAAGACCACGAAGCGCACATTCAGGTCCACATTTCTGCCGCACAAGATCCGAAGATTCAAAAAATCATCGGTCAAAATCCGCAAGCAGGTGTGATGATGGCAGCGCTGCAAGCACACATTGCAGAGCACGTTGCGTTTGAATATCGCAAACAGATTGAAGAGCAGCTTGGTATTCCTCTGCCTAAGATGGATGAGGATATGTCTGAGGATGTTGAGATTGAGATCTCACGCATGATGGCTGCTGCTGCTGGAAAACTGTTGCAAAAGGATCAAGCTGAAGCTGCGCAACAACAAGCACAGCAAGCGGCACAAGATCCTATCGTTCAAATGCAACAGCAAGAGCTTGCTATCAAAGCTGGTGAGCTTGAGGTCAAGAAGCAAAAACTTCAGATTGACGCTGCGACAAAAGCAGATCAACTGGAGATTGAGAAGGAACGCATCGCTGCACAGAAGGAAATTGCAGGCATGCAAGTTGGAGCAAAAGCTGCCAAAGATCGACAAGAGTTCGAAGGCAAAATGGAGTTGGAGGGCATCAAGGTTGGCTCACAAATAGCCAAAGAACGTGCCATCACAGCTAGAGAGAAACCACCGACAAGAGGTGAATGATGGACAAAACGCTTGAGGTTGTTCTTGAGCAATTGCGTGAAAAACGTCAGCAGTTAGTCGAGGCGGTAGCCACCAACTCCTGTCGAGACTTTGCTGAGTATCAAAAACTTTGCGGGGAGATTAGGGGTCTATCCCTTGCAGAGGGTTTTATTTTAGACCTCAAAAAACTTATGGAGCAATCTGATGACTGATATCGCCATCGCCACAGAAAGCGGTGAAGTATCTACTCTGCCTCAATCAGCAGAGGAGAAAGCGAAGCAACTTCCAGAACCTGTTGGATACCACATCCTTGTGGCTCTACCAGAGGCGGAAGACAAATACGAAAGCGGCATTTTCAAAGCGGACGAAACGCGGAGATTTGAAGAAGTGCTGGCTACAGTATTTTTTGTAGTGAAGATGGGACCTGATTGCTACAAGGATGAGAAAAGGTTCCCAACAGGGCCGTGGTGCAAAGAGGGTGATTTTATTCTCGCTCGCCCAAATTCTGGCACACGGTTGAAGATCCACGGACGCGAATTCCGTTTGATCAATGACGACACGGTTGAAGCGGTGGTCCAAGACCCACGCGGAATTAGCCGTGCATAAAGGAGAAACAAATGGTTAAAAAGATGGATGAAGTTGAATTTCAATTTCCTGATGAGCAGAAGGAAACGGAGTCCAAGGCTAAGCCTGTGGATGATGATATTGAGTTTGAGATTGAGGACGATACCCCGCCGGAAGATAGAGGCCGCACCCCTCTGCCAAAGGACTTGGTTGAAGATCTAGAAAAAGACGACTTGGAAGAATATTCCGAGAACGTAAAGGTCAAGCTCAAGCAGATGAAGAAGGTCTGGCACGATGAGCGCCGGGAGAAAGATCAAGCCTTGCGTGAGCGCCAAGCGGCAGAAGAGTTGGCGCAGCGAATTTACGCTGAGAACCAGAAGCTTAGATCTAGGATCACAGAGGGAGAAATATCCTTCTTGCATACCTACAAGAATGCAGCAGAGTTAGAACTTAAGTCGGCAGAGAAGGCATACAAAGACGCCTATGACATGGGCGATTCTGATGCCATTATTACTGCGCAGAAACAACTAAACGCAGCACAGTTTAAGTTGCAAAAAGCGCAAGAATATGTTCCTGCTTTACAACAGCAAGAAGATGATGTAAAAGTCGCATCAGAAAATCAAGTGCCTCGTCCTGACCAACGGGCTGTTGCGTGGCAAGAGCGCAATACATGGTTCGGTAAGGATGAGGAAATGACCAGCCTTGCACTTGGTTTGCATCAAAAGCTGGTTAATCAGTATGGGTCTAGCTACCCCAGTACTGATGAGTATTGGGCGAAAGTCGATGAGACTATGCGCCGCCGGTTCCCCGATTATTTCGAGGACCGAAGGCAGGACGAAACGCAGCCGACAAGACAGCAGCGTACAGAAAAACCTTCTACGGTCGTGGCACCAGCGACCCGAAGCACAGCCTCCAAAAAGATTGTGCTGAAGCAGTCGGAACTGAACATTGCCAAGCGCCTCGGGTTAACACCTGAGCAATATGTCCGTGAGAAGATGAAAATGGAGGCCCAAAATGGCTGAAAACAGAGCACCCCGTAATACAGAAACGCGTGACGAGTCGGCGCGTCCTAAGCAGTGGACACCGCCAGAGCTTCTCCCTGAACCAGATAAGCAACCCGGCTTCGCGTACAGATGGATTCGCATTTCAACCTTGAACAATTCTGATCCGCGTAATCTTTCCGCAAAGCTGCGTGAGGGATGGGAGCCAGTCAAGATTGAGGAGCAGCCAAAATTCCAACTGCTAGTCGATCCGACAAGTCGATTCAAAGACAATGTCGAGGTTGGCGGACTGTTACTTTGTAAGACCCCGAAGGAACTTGTTGATCAGCGTAATTCTTATTACCAGAATCAAGCAGAGGGCCAGATGGAGTCTGTCGATAACAGTTTGATGCGCCAAAACGATCCGCGTATGCCGCTGTTCAATGAACGAAAGTCTACAACGTCGTTTGGGAAAGGTTAATTTTTAATTACTGGAGCTTAATATGGCTTATCCGACTGTATCAGCCCCCTACGGGCTAAAACCGATCAATCTGATCGGCGGTCAGGTGTTTGCGGGTCAAACCCGTGAACTCCCGATTGCAAGCGCCTACGCTACCGTTATTAATAACGGCGACGTAGTTAAGTTCAACACTACTGACGGCACCATCGAGAAAGAGACTGGCACCGCTACCATTAGTGCTAATGGTATTGTTGGCGTGTTTCTTGGTTGCAGCTATACCAACCCCTCGACAGGTCAGAAGCTGTTTGCCAACTCGTATCCGGGTGGCGTTACTGCTGACGACATTCTGGCTTATGTAGCAGATGATCCAGATCAACTGTTCAAGGTTGCTGTGACTGGCGGTTCAACTTCGACCACCATCACCCCTATTGCTGGCACTATTCTTGGCAGCAACTTGGGTATTTCTCAGCCCGCCGCGAATACCACAATCTCTGGCAATTCCAACATCGGCGCATACAATGCGGCAGATAGCACTGTTGCTACGCTCCCGTTGCGTGTCGTTGGTTTGGTAGAAGAGACTACCAATTCGAGCGGCAATTACAGCGAAGTGATTGTTAAGTGGAATGCGGCTCATATCGTATCTTCCACGACTGCATCCGGAAGTCCGCTGGTCTATGTAACTACTAGTACCGTGACAGGTGGTCATTGCTACCTGAATCCGAACGGTCAGTTCAACGTATAAGGGAGTTAAACCATGGCTATTTCACGCGCACAACTACTGAAAGAGCTGCTCCCCGGCCTGAACGCCCTGTTCGGTATGGAGTATGCTCGTTACGGCGAAGAACACAAGGAAATCTACGAAACCGAGACTTCCGAGCGTTCCTTTGAAGAAGAAACCAAACTCTCTGGCTTTAGTGCCGCACCGGTTAAGAACGAAGGTTCTGCAATCGCGTACGACAACGGTCAGGAAGCTTGGACTGCCCGCTATAACCACGAAACCATCGCTTTGGGTTTCTCGCTGACCGAAGAGGCCATCGAAGACAACCTGTACGACAGCCTGTCTGCTCGTTACACCAAGGCTCTGGCTCGTGCTATGGCTTACACCAAGCAAGTCAAAGCAGCAAACGTCCTGAACAACGGCTTCACCAACTCCGCTCAGTATTACGGCGGCGACAACGTGCCTCTGTTCTCGGCTTCGCACCCACTCGTTTCTGGCGGCACTAACTCGAATATCCCTTCGACACCTGCTGACCTGAACGAAACCTCGCTGGAAAACGCTGTGATTCAGATCGCTGCGTGGACTGACGAACGTGGCCTGCTGATCGCTGCTCGTCCTAAGAAGCTGATCGTTCCTCCTGCTCTCCAGTTCGTTGCGACTCGTCTGCTGGAAACCGAACTCCGTGTCGGTACCAATGACAACGATGTCAACGCGATCAAGAACAACGGTTCGATCCCAGAGGGCTATACGATCAACCACTTCCTGACCGACACGAACGCATGGTTCCTAACCACTGACGTTCCTAACGGCATGAAGCACTTTGTTCGTACTCCTTTGCAGAACTCGATGGACGGCGACTTCGATACTGGTAACGTTCGTTACAAGGCTCGTGAGCGTTATTCCTTCGGCTGGTCAGACCCATTGGGTATGTACGGTTCGCAAGGCGCGTAATAGAAAAGGGGGCTTTACTGGCCCCCTTTTTTCGTATATAAAGTACTGAATTTCCGGGGGATTTCCCGGCGCTTACGAACAGGCCCCCCGCCTGACGACATGCAGATCGTTTGCGCTTAACTCGCATGTGAGGACAACTCAAATGGCACTTTCTACCACCCAAAGTATTTGGCGTTCGGGCGGCGGCGATCAGACTCGCACCGCTTACTGTGGCTCCGGCCTGATGGCTGCTACGTTTTATATTGCTGACGTAGCTGCTGCAAGCTCTACAAACGTCGTAGTTTCTTCCGCCTCTGGCGCACCCGCGCTGATTCTCCCTGCTGGCGCTCGAATCATGTCGATCACTTTTACTGGTGACGCTGCGACTGGTCAGACTGATATGGGCTTTACCCTTTACACCACTGGCACCAATACTGGCGCAGGTTTGCTGGATAATGCAAGCAACGTGGTTGGCACAATTACCCCCGGCGCGTCTGGCTCTGGCACAAGCTTGGGTCTTGTTATGTCGGCAACCGAGTTGGTGTACATCACGGCTCGCGTAGGCGGCAGCGCAGGTACTGGCAACATGTCTGGTGTGATCCAATACTTCGTAGCCGATCCGCTAGAAGGTCAACAGAACGTCTAATAAGGAGGCATCACCATGATGCAAACAGACGTTAAATCGGCGGCATGTCCGGCAGGTGCAAACACCACTGCATTTGACGGACGGACACGCGTACGAGGTATTGCTATTAGCCACGGCGCAACCCCCGGTTCTATTACGATCAAAGACGGTGGTTCTGGCGGCGCTACGATGTTTTCGTACACAACACCAGCAGTTGCGGAAGGCATCTACATGCTATTCCCCGGCGAAGGCATATTGTGCGCTACGGACGTGTACGTTACGACTCCATCAGGAGCGACTGCGACGGTGTTCTATGGCTAAGACTCCGGCATGGCAGCGTAAGGAAGGCAAGAATCCCAAGGGAGGATTGAATGCTAAAGGGCGTGCTTCGTATAACGCTGCCAATCCGGGGAAGCCGGGGCTTAAAGCTCCTCAACCTGAAGGTGGGTCGCGTAGAGATTCTTTTTGTGCTCGTATGAAAGGCATGAAGAAGAAGCTTACGTCTGCCAAAACCGCGAACGATCCAAACAGTCGCATTAATAAATCTTTGAGAGCTTGGAAGTGTTAAGCATGGAAATGACTTATGTGTGGACCGGCGGATTAACGCTGTTTACCGGTCTTTTTGCTTACATAGCGCATGAGAAGTTCTCTGAACTGGCGCGGATTACGATCTTGTTGAACAAGACTCGTGAGGAGATAGCTCGTGATAACGTCACTAAAGCTGAAGTTGAGCGTATTACTGACCACATCGATCAACGCTTTAACAGACTTGAGGCGAAGATTGATCAACTCATTGGGCAAAAAGGATAAGTAATGCCGACCGTGTCCAAAAAGCAGGAAAAGTTTATGCAGGCGGTTGCCCACAACCCTGCGTTCGCTAAAAAGGCCGGAGTGCCGCAATCTGTGGGAAAAGAGTTTACTAAATCAGGAGGCGGTATGGCAGAGTCAAAGAAAATGATGGGTAAGGAAATTGCGTTCATGAAGAAAAAGGGCGCACCCAAGTCCATGGTCAAACACGAGATGGCTGAAGCAGGTATGAAAAAAGGTGGCATGGCTAAATACGCCAAAGGCGGCATGACTGCATCAAAGATGGGCGCTGTTAAGACTGCCGCTCCTAGCCGTGATGGCGTTGCTGTTAAAGGCAAAACCAAAGGCAAGATGATTACCATGGCTGGCGGCAAAGGCATGAAAAAAGGCGGGTACTGCTGATGATGCCCTCGCGTGGTATGGGTGCCATTAGCCCATCCAAGATGCCCGGCGGGAAGAAGAAAGCCCGTCGGGATGACACCGACTTCACGCAGTACAAAGAAGGTGGGAAGGTCAATGCTGCTGGTAACTACACCAAGCCCGGACTACGTAAGAAGATCGTGAGCCAAGTGAAAGCCGCAGCAACTCATGGCACGGGCGCAGGACAGTGGTCAGCCCGTAAAGCGCAGTTGGTGGCGAAGAAGTACAAAGCTGCTGGCGGTGGGTACAGGGATTAAAGTGAAGAAGCGCAAAAAATTTGACGGTGGTGGGTCAGTGATGGATATGTCAACGCAAGATATGCGTGACCCAGAGTACCGTCGTCGGTTGGAGCGCAAACAGGCATTGGAAGCATCCCCAGTAGGGCCGGAAGATTTGATTGGGTTGGGGCTGGGGAAAAGGGCATTAAGTACCGCAGAAATGGCAACGCGCCCTTATGTTAGAAACCAAGTTGTTACATCAGAGGGGTTGCGGTTAAAAAGTTCGCCAGTTCGTATGCCAACCAGCGATAAAGATATTACGCACGCGTACAGAAATATGTCGCAAGCGGAATATGAAGCAGCAAAAAAATCTGGGTATTTTGAGAGAAACCCAAACCCAAAGTACGGTGCGGGCGATGAGAAGTGGTGGAGTGGCGGCGATGAAGTTGGTAAGTTTGGCAGGGAATGGAAAGGTGGCGAGGGTGTTGTTACCATGCGCGTACCCAGAAGCAAAGTGCCAGAAAGTAAAGCTGTTAGATTTAAAGACGCAGAAAAAATGAACAAGGGGGGTGCTGTAAAGTCAGCATCATCTCGCGCAGACGGCATAGCCCAGCGGGGTAAGACGCGAGGTAAGATGCGATGAAAGCGCCACAGCAATCGCTGAAAGACTGGGGAGACCAGAAATGGCGAACCAAAAGCGGAAAGCCGTCGTCAAAGACCGGGGAGCGTTACCTCCCGGAAAAGGCAATCAAGGCTCTAAGCCCAGCCGAGTATGCCGCCACGACGAGGGCAAAGCGGGCAGGGAAAGCAAAAGGTAAGCAGTTCGTAGCGCAACCTAAGAGCATCGCAAAGAAAACAGCGGGGTATCGATAATGGGATTTAAAAGTTTTATGGGGACGATTAGCCCCGTGTATGGCGCAGCTACTGGAGAGGGTACGATGGGCAGAATGCTCAATCCCGAGAAAGCGGCGGAGATTGCGCGTGAAGAACGGATGCGTCAACAAGCCGCTGCGGAACAAGCAAACGCTGATCGCCAAGCTCAGATTGCCGCGCATTATAGCGAGGGCATGAAGAAAGGCGGTAAAGTACGCACAGCCTCATCCCGTGCAGACGGTATTGCCCAACGGGGCAAGACCAAGGGAAGGATTGTGTGATGGCTGAGAAATGGATTCAAAAGGCAATAAAGAAACCGGGGGCGTTACGCGCTCAGCTTGGCGTAAAAGAGGGCAAACCCATCCCGGCAAAGAAACTTGCTGCCGCTGCGAAAAAACCGGGAAAGATGGGTCAACGTGCAAGGCTTGCAGAAACCCTCAAAGGTTTGAAAAAGTAAGGTAAATCATGCCAGTAACTACGTCCACAACCAGCTTTAATCCCAACCTCAACGAAATTATCGAAGAGGCGTTTGAGCGTTGCGGCAAAGAGTTGCGCACTGGTTATGACTTTCGCACAGCCCGCCGCAGCCTTAACCTGCTTATTACTGAGTGGGCTAATCGGGGCATCAACCTGTGGACAGTTGAGCAAGGTCAGATCCCACTAGTTCAAGGACAGGTAACTTATGATCTACCTAATGATACCGTTGATCTTCTTGAGCATGTTATTCGTACTAATCCCGGACAGATTGGTAATCAAACGGATATAAACATTAACCGGATCAGCGTATCTACATACGCCACAATCCCCAACAAGATTACGCAAGGAAGACCAATTCAGGTGTGGGTAAACCGCCGCTCTGGTCAAACTACAGATTTGCTTGGAGCTACTCCGGCATATCCGCAGATTAACGTGTGGCCTTCGCCTGACCAAGGCACCTCACAAAACCCATATTACTACTTTGTTTACTGGCGTTTGCGTCGCATTGTGGACGCCGGGACGGGTGTGAATGTTGAAGATATTCCATTCCGTTTTCAAAATGCGATGGTTGCGGGGCTTGCTTGTAAACTGGCGTTGAAGTTGCCAGATGTGTCGATTGATCGAATGAGTATTTTGAAAGCTGAGTACGCTGAAGCTTGGGAGATGGCTGCTGGCGAAGACCGCGAAAAGGCACCAGATCGATTTGTGCCGCGCATGCTTACGTACAGGTGATGTATGCCAAGCAAATATGCAAGTGGCAAACATTCGATTGCGGAGTGTGACCGCTGTGGTTTTAGGTACAAGCTAAAAGAGTTAAAGACACTTACGATCAAGACAAAAAACGTCAAGATCAAAGTGTGCCCAACCTGTTGGGAGCCAGATCAGCCGCAGTTGTCGCTGGGCCTATACCCGGTGAACGATCCGCAGGCAGTTAGGGAGCCGCGTCCTGATGTGAGTTATCGGCAGTCTGGCTACAGTGGTTTGCAGTTGGTGTTTCAGCAAAACACCTCTATAGAATCGAATGGATTTCCGGAGGGCGGTAGCCGGGTAATCCAGTGGGGTTGGGCACCGGTAGGTGGGGCAAGCGCAAATGATGCTGCGTTAACGCCAAACTACCTAACATCGGCTGGTATAGTAGGTAGTGTGACAATTACTTAGGAGTAATTATGGACAAGATGAAACAAGTGGCTAAGGCCGAAGTTAAGGCACATGAGAAACGCATGCACAAAGGCATGGCTAAAGGCGGCGTAACTGGTGAGGCTATGAAGCGCATGGGCCGCAATATGGCTCGTGCTATGAATCAGCGCGGTGGCGGAAGGGGTCGATAATGGCTAAATTTTCTCAAAAAGTTAAAGGCAAAGAAGTGGGACAAGCCACTGTCTATGCTGAGCCACACACTATGAGTGGTAAAAAAGTAAAGGCGCAAGTGCCGGAGCAGTCTGGCAAGGCGTACATGGATGAGATGAATATCTCGGCTGGCGGTGTTAGCAAAGGTAACTACAAGCCAACTAAAACTGATGGCATCAAAATCCGTGGTACTGGCGCAGCAACTAAGGGCACTATGGCTCGTGGTCCGATGGGTTAATCATGACGTACACCGAACTGTTCATTGCGGTTAAGAACTACCTGCAAAACGATTTCCCCACAAATACGTGGACGGACGTAGCAGGCACAGGCACCACTACGTCTAACGGCACCGAACAGATCAATACCTTTATCAAGCAGGCTGAGGAGCGCATCTATAACACGGTGCAAATTCCGCCCTTGCGTAAGAACGTCACAGGCTTAACGACTACTGGTAACAAATATCTCTCATGTCCGTCTGACTTTATGTCGGTGTTTTCTATGGCGGTAATTGAAAACCCCGGTACTGCCAATGAGAATTATGAGTACCTGTTAAACAAAGATGTAAACTTTATCCGCGCATCGTATCCAAATTCAACATCTACAGGTTTGCCGGAGTACTACGCTTTGTTCGGCCCCACCGTGGTAACCAGCGTTATAACAGACGAGTTAAGTTTTATTCTTGGTCCCACTCCTGATGCGGCCTACACCGTAGAGTTGCACTACTACGCTTACCCAGAGTCGATTACGGTCGCTGCTGATGGGCGTACATGGCTTGGTGACAATTACTCACCTGTTCTGCTGTATGGCACGATGCTTGAAGCCTATGTGTTCTTGAAGGGCGAGACCGACATGATGAACACTTACAAAGGTAAGTACGACGATGCTCTGTCTCAATTGAATCGTCTGGGTACAGGTCTTGAGCGTGGTGATGCATACCGCGATGGTCAGGCGAAGATTAAGGTTAATCCATGATCCAGCAAGGACTGACAAACAGCTTCAAACAAGAGATGCTCCAAGCAGGGCAGAACTTGGCAACCGACACACTGAAGATGGCGCTTTACACAGCGTTCTCTGATATTGGTCCGCTGACTACGGTTTACACAGCGACTAATGAAGTAACAGGCACTGGATATGTTGCAGGCGGAGTTGCGGTCACAGGCGCTACGATCAGCACTGACGTAAACACAGGCACAGTGTATGTGGACTTTAATAATGTTTCATGGCCCGGAGCCAACTTTATTGCCCGTGGTGCATTGATTTACAACGTTACTCGCAGTAATAAATCAGTAGCTGTGCTGGACTTTGGTTCAGATAAAACTTTTAGTAGCACAAGCAACACCGTCACCATGCCAGCTAACACGGCAACGACGGCGCTAATCCGTTTTCCTTGAGAGGTAGTCATGAGCACAAAAGAAAAATCCAACGTAGCTGATAGCGTGGATGCTACGGTCATCACGAACAAAGGACTGCGCGAAGGTCTGGGCGCATCTGGCGTATATACCGTGGTATGTATCGGCGCTGACGGTGTTGAGAAGTGGCGTGATGAGTTCCCCAATCTGGTGGTCAACTCTGGCTTGAAGCTGATGAATGACACCTTCTTCGCTGGCACTAGCTACACGGCAGCTTGGTTTCTGGGCTTGATTACCGGCCCCGGATCAGGCACAACATTTAATGCGGCAGACACTATGTCTTCGCACCTTGGCTGGACGGAAGATACGACTTACTCCAACGCCAACCGCCCACAAGTAACCTTTGGTTCTGCCACACTGGCGGACCCTTCGGTGATTGCAACGACCGCGACTTCGTTCTCGATCAATGGTGCGACAACTGTGGCAGGTGCGTTTCTGACGACTGACAACACCAAGGGCGGCACAACCGGTACGCTGTTCTCAGCAAGTGACTTTACAGGCGGCGACCGTATCTTGGCCTCTGGCGATACACTGAATGTGACGTACACCTTCACTCTGGAAGCACCGTAATGGGAGTAGGGCATGGCGCTTGTTCTTGCAGATCGCGTTAGAGAGACAACGACCACAACCGGTAACGGCACAATCACGCTGGCTGGGGCTGTCGTTGGCTTTCAGTCTTTTGCCGCTGTTGGCAACGGCAACGTCACCTATTACACCATCGCAGGTCAGGGCACTTCCGAGTGGGAAGTGGGCATCGGCACATACACATCATCGGGTACAACACTAAGCCGGGACACGGTTCTCTCCTCCAGTGCGGGGGGTACGACCAAGGTGACTTTCTCTGCGGGAACCAAGGATGTGTTTGTGGTGTATCCGTCCGAACGTGCTGTGTACTACGACGCTGCTAACGTGGCTCCGTTTGACCCTGCTGGTACAGCGGTTGCGATGGCGATTGCGCTAGGATAAATAATGGCTAATACATTTAAAAACTCCTTTGTAAAAAACGTAGGCACATCAGCGTCAACGGTTTACACCTGTCCGGCTGCAACACAAACCACACTGATTGGCTTGTCGATTGCCAATACTTCAGCTTCGCCTATTACAACGGATGCGTACATTACTTCGGGCGGCACGGATTACTACCTAATCAAGTCTGGTGTTGTGCCGGTTGGCGGCTCCTTGGTAATTGTGGGTGGTGAGCAAAAAGTGGTGTTGGAGGCGGCGGATGCGTTGAAAGTATTGACTAGTGCCGCTTCGTCGGCAGACTGCGTGGCGAGTTATCTGGAGATCACCTGATGAGCTACATCGGCTCCACCCCAACGACACAGAGCTTTATTGCTGGGACGGACTCGTTCAATGGCACGGGTTCGCAGACGAACTTCACGCTCTCGCGTATCGTCAACTCGGTCAACGACATTCAAGTCGTGGTCAACAACGTGGTGCAGTATCCACCGAACTATTCAGTATCAGGCACAACGCTGACCATCTCCCCCGCGCCATCCAGCGGGACGAATAATGTGTATGTGCGGTATTTAAGTACGACACTGCAAAGCATTACAGTCCCCGCCGGTTCTACTGTTAATGGTGGGTTTGGCGTTTCTGGGGATTTTACTGTGGGCGGCAGTAGCAGTATTAACTCTACTGTTACTACTGGGTATAGGCTTGTAATTGATAACGCAGCCGCTGCTACTGGCGATTACTCGCCGTTGCTTCTTAAAGGCGGAAGTGTTTCTGAAAATGGTGGGCAGCTTGCGTTACATAATACTTACGCAGGTGTTCCAACCCCTAAAAAATGGCTTCGAATAGATAATTCGGGCAGGTTTCAGGTCATTAATAACGCGTACACCTCTGCTGTCTTTACTCTTACTGACGGGGGTGATTTATCTGTAGCTGGAACGATGTCAAACTCGTCCGGGCAAGTAATAAAAAATGTCGTTAATTCGATCCGCAGTACAGCTCCCACGCTTGTCACGTTTGGCACGTCTTTTGCCAATATAAACACTACATACTACAAGTGGGATTTGCCTTCCTCTGGCGATTATATTGTTTGGTGTACGGTACGTTCTTACCTGTGGAGCACAAATGCTTTTGGAAAAGTTCGACTGTATAACAACACCGCAGGAGCCGTTGTAACTAACTCAGACACTATGCTTATTGAGTCACAGACAGGTAATTTGCTTTTAAATTTGGGTACTACGCTACAGTGGAAATTTACGGCATCAGGTGCTACTACGCTCTATCTTCAAGGAGGAGCGACAGTTGCTGGTACGGTTGGTATTCAGTCTGACTCAAACGGCTATGATGAATTTGGTTATATAAAGGTGTCAGTATGAACCATAACGAACTATTAAGAAGAGCGATGCGGGTGCTTGCGCCCACGGCAGATTATGTTCAACGGGACGATCAAATTGAATGGAATGACCAGATTCAGGAAATGCCATCTGCTGAAGAGATAGAAGCGGAAGTGCAAAGACAAGCTGGGCTTCTGTATCAAGACAGCCGTGCAGCAGAATACCCACCAATTGGCGACCAGCTTGATGCGTTGTGGAAGGGCGGCGCTGCCGCTGAAGAAATGTTGGCGACCGTAATGGCTGTGAAAGCCAAGTATCCGAAACCGGAGTAAGTAATGGCAATCGACAAGATACCAAGTGTGGCACTAGATAGCGGCGTTCCGACGAGGGCGCAGTTGCCCGCTGGGTCTGTGTTGCAGGTTGTGAGTACGACTAAGACAGATACGTTTACGCACAACAACGGTCTTACGTTTACAGATGTTACTGGAGCTTCGGTAATAATTACACCAACATCTGCAACGAGTAAAATTTTGGTGTCTTATAGTTGTTCGCTGTCTCAAAGCGCATCTTCCGGAATATATAGTTTATTAGCCCGCCTAACAAGAAATGGCACGGTTGTTGTGCAAGGTGACGCACGGGGTTCCAGTGCACGAGCGGCTACAGCGATGCCAATAGGTAATTATAATTATTCTGCACAACATTTTTTCCAATATCTGGACAGCCCCGCTTCTACGTCAGCATTGACATATCAGTTGCAAGTGGCGGTTGAAACAGGCTCACAAATAATTGTTGGCGGTTCTTGGCAGAGTGGACTCGGATATAACGCGTCTGTGCCAACAATAATCACAGTCATGGAGATCGCCGCATGAGTTACATCGGCGCACAACCAACCACCGGCTCATTCCCGTTCGATCAGTTCAGCGGTAACGGATCAACTACGGCTTTCACGCTGACCTATGCGCCAGCCAGCACAAGTTCGATTATCGTTGCGGTATCAGGCGTAGTTCAGAACCCAAACACTTATAGCTGCATCGGCACAACCCTGACATTCTCAGGCGCACCGCCATCGGGTACGAACAATATTTCCGTCCTGTACTTAGGGCTTCCAGTGATTGGCGTATCGTCACCGGGCAACACGGCGTACTTCTCTTCGACTTCGTTCACAGCAACTGCAAGCCAGACTACGTTCACCCCGTCTGGATCGTACACACCCGGCTTCATCAATGTTATCCGTAACGGCTCACAGCTTGCCCCTGCTGACTACACAGCAACGAACGGAACGACGGTGGTACTGAACAACGCTTGCACGGCTGGCGACATCGTAGTCATCGAGGTCTATACCCTAACGTCCATATCAAACGCTTTGCCGTTGACCGGCGGCACAGTGACGGGGGCTACCACTTTTAACAGCAACGTGACTGTGAACGGGGGCTTGGCGTCTGGTTATACAGGCATGAAGAACCGGATCATCAACGGTGGGATGGTGATAGATCAGAGGAACGCTGGGGCGAGTATTACTGCAAATGACGATGTTTTCCCGCTAGATAGGTGGAAGTTTGCAATGACTCAAAACAGTAAAGGAACGAGTCAGCAAAGCACTACGGCACCGTCGGGGTTTATTAATTCCTTGCTGTTTACATCATCGTCTGCGTATTCTGTTCTTGCTTCGGACACTTTTGTTATACGACAATTAATTGAGGGGCTAAATGTATTAGACCTTGCGTGGGGTACTGCATCTGCCGCAACGGTTACATTGTCGTTCTGGGTTCGTTCAAGCCTGACTGGTTCGTTTGGTGTGGTCGTATCAAATAACGCGCAGAACCGTTGCTATCCAATTTTATATACGATCAGCGCAGCAAATACATGGGAACAAAAAACCATAACAATTCCCGGTGATACCACAGGCACTTGGTTGACTACTAACGGTCTTGGGGTGCGGGTTAATTTTGGCCTTGGTGTTGGCTCAACTTTTAGCGGAACATCAGGCGCTTGGTCATCAAGCACGTTTACTGGAGTTACAGGCGCAACCTCTGTAGTCGGAACCAACGGCGCAACCTTTTACATCACCGGAGTCCAGCTAGAGCGCGGCAGCAACGCAACGTCGTTTGAGTTCAGAAGTTATGGGCAAGAGTTGGCGTTGTGTCAGAGGTACTACTGGGGGATTAACGGATCACAGTTGGGTGGCGCAGGTGAGACTCAAGTGGGACTGTTTACCTTCCAAGGCACAAATACAGCGTATGTTATTTTGCAAAACCCAGTTCAAATGCGGACAGGCGCAAACATTACTGTGTCGGGGAACTTACAGTGGACTCAAAGCGGAGCGCAGACGACGGTGACAAATGTGACCGGGGTTTTGTCTAACCCGTACAACAATATGCTGGGTATCAATACCATTAGCGGATTAACGGTGGGAACCACTGGGCGTTTGTCTATCGCGGGTTCTGCAAGTGGCATAGTTCAGTTTAGTTCGGAGCTATAAATGTACAGAATAGTTCAGTTAGACGGAAAACAAACTGGGGTATTGCGGCTTGAGGACAATACGTTTATCCCCGCGCATGAAGACAACCCACTGTACCAAGCCTATCTCGCATGGCTTGCCGAGGGCAACGTACCTGAACCAGCAGAGGTGACAGAATGACACGCGCAGTTAATACAGCAGCCGTTGGTATTGGTGGAGTGATTCAGGTTGTAAGCGCAACTAAGA